GCCCTCTGCCAACACGTTCTCTCGAACATACTTAAACCAATTGTCGGTATAAATTTCCATTAATTTACCTCTTTAACACAATAAATAGTCATCTTTATAACTAACCGCTGGCAAAAAGGTCAGTCTTGAGAAGTGCGGCAGTATCTTGCCAACAATCAACCTCAATCGCTTCGCCGTTAGGGTGTTTACGCAGAGCCTCTGCTAATGCATAATCATTACCAGGAAAAGGAATACGATCCCCAACAAACACTATACGATGATCTTTAAGCTTATCTTCAAAGTGTTTTATAACCTGCGACTTGTCGTTGCCTTTGTTGAATATGTCAATACTGACTGCGCCACCAATTACAAAGTCAAGTTTGGAATATTTACTGGACAATTTTTTTACGATTTGCTCTCTTTCTTTATGTTGCTTGTCGTAGGCTGCATATTCTTTTCTCTGCTCGGGTGTCGCGTCCAAGCCAACAATAGAAAAGTTTACCATGCCTGTCCGTTCTTCGTAGTGTCTGCCGACGTTTGTGTGATAATTGGAACTCATAACACACCTCTCTAATTCGCTGAAGAATAACTTTGGCTTGGCTACGGTAAATTTGTTTTTATATTGTAGTGCCCACGAACTGTAGCCGTCAATGTCTTTTATCTTTTTGTAGTGTGCGTTGCCCATGCAACTAAATACACCTTTTGTTTGCTCAATGATTTTGCGAGTAAGCTGATCGATAAGGCGAGGGAACGAGCCGCCAGAAACTATATAGACCTCTTTGTCTTTCTGCCAGTTGTAAAAAGTTTTGGCAAACCCTTGATCAATCTTGCTTTTTGCGGGCGTTAGAGTACCATCTACATCGAATATATATATCATCTCCAAAACAGTTGTACCCCTACGATCATAAACGAAAGCGCAACACAAATCATTGTCTTGGTGGTGAACATACTCTCATGTAAAAAATACCATGTTAGTAATGGAAAAGTGAAATATGACATGCTGAATATCAGAAATCTAGGGCCCCATACTTCGCCCCATTCTTCATAACAAAGTTTGATACCGTACCAAAAGCATATGCCTGTTGGCACCGAAAACAAAACTGCCGCCATCAACGGTTTATCTTTCCACCAATCCCACACAAATTGTGAGTTTAATTGAAACCAGCCAAGTGTTTGCCCAAGCGCGAATAAAAGGCACGCGAATATAATATTAAAAGTTGGCAATTAAAATTTCCTTTGCATCTTGCTCGTTTGTGACGTTACCGTGCTGATTTATAAAATACATTTTATCACAAATTTTAGAGTAATTGTTGATAACGTGTGGTGCATTTTTGTATATTATTGCTGTATTTTTGTCTGTGTTTTTAAAATAATCGAGCAGTTCTGCGTGGTTTAGTTGTGTTTCTTCGAGGCCATAACTTTTTCCCTCTTCAAATAAATTTAATGAATATTTGCCGGCATTAATAATCTGGTAATCTCCCCGAGACATTGCGAGAGAGTCGATAATGTTTCCACCATCAAATATTAAAAAAAAGTTTTCTGGCTTTCTAAATGTTTTTAAAACTGCTAAATCGGATTTATTAAGTTCGCTGGATTCCATGGAGCCGAATGATACTGCACCATCCGATGAGCATTTATTCAAAAAGTAAAACAACGCTGAACGTATATATTGGTCTTTATACTTGGCAAAATTTTCCTGCAAAAAGGGGAATTCTTTTTCGTCAAATTTAAAAAATTCAGTGCTGACAATTTCATAAATTTTGTCTGGGTTTTCCAATAGGCACATCCAAAACTCATAAATTACATATTGTGTCGTATGGGCACATACAAACCTATTATATTTGGACAACATCATTTCAAGTTGGCCACTGAAAAACATATAGCTGTCAATTACAGACCCTTCGGGTATTATTTTCAAGATCTGCGCTAAGGTGCTTGTTTCATGTATTTTATTCTTTAGCAATATCATTATGAGCGCTATTTTGTTGTTCAAACACTTCTTTGAAATTGTTGATGTGTTTTTCTAATTGATCAATATCAACTTCGCCTGGTTCATAAAGTGACGCGGTTGGAACATCATGCATCTGCTGTTGTGACTGCTCATCAATACCTGATTTGTGTGCAACGTAACCTTTTATGATATTTTGTATGTCCTGCAGCGCATAGTCAATATTCATAAGCGCAAGGCGTGCTTTTTCTACACACTCCATATTGTCCATTGTCAGTATATTTTCTGCTTCAGCTAATTCAGATAAGATACATGTGGACAGCTTTGATTGATCATGCGCTTTTTTAACTAACCTTAATGTTTCGTTTGGTAGTTCGTCTATGTCGACTGTATATTGTAAGTTTACTCTTTGTCCCATGTTAACCTCTTAAAAGTTGCTTATTTGTGTTTAGTGAGCGCTCAACGATATCAGGTGCACCAACAACAATTATTTCAGTACCTGTATGACCGCGATTAATTGTTAATTTTGTAAACCTATGATTTGTGTTCAGACCTTCCGTGAGCGGTATGCTTTCATTAATCTCTTGTAGTCTTGCATCTTCGCGAATCATCACGACATGTTCAGGATTTATAAAAACTTCTCTCAAAGTATAGTCATTTTGTTTTGTTGTGAGCGCGTTATTTCTGCACACTTCTGTTAGTCTTACTAACATGTTTCCTCCATTGGGTAAATGCATTTTAAAGAAACAGATTTTTCTTGGCCGTTTGTAAAAATTCTACACGTGTTAAATGCGTCCATCTTAAGAAAAACACCAGTTATAGGCTTTTGCGTCTTATAATATTTTACGCCCGTTGTTCCTTCTTCAAAGTCCCACAGATCCACATCTTGTGGTATATATATTAGATCGCCCGCTCTTATAGTAGTCATAATTAATCCGTCTGTATAATACCGTAATTAGTAGTAATTAGGGTACCGGCACAACTGGCGGCGTTTTGTAGAGCGGTTCTGGTTACCTTTACAGGGTCAACAATGCCCGCGTCAAACAACTCAGACAGTTCGTGGCGCTTAAAATCCCAACCATAATCTGTGTCGTGTCCTTTTTCAAGAATTTTAGAAATGATTATATCCGCTGATGAATGTCCTGAATTGACAGCCATTTGTCTAAGCGGCTCGCGGCACGCGACCTGTATAACCGATGCACCCAGTGCCTGATCAGCACTATCGGCTGTTATAACTAATGAACTACTGGCGCGCAAAAGCGAGGCGCCACCCCCAGGCAAAATGCCTTCATCAAGTGCCGATTTTACAGCCTCAAGCGCATCTTCAATACGATGCTTTCTTTCTGTCATCTCTACCTCTGTAGAGCCACCAACGCGTATTACTGCTACGCCTGAAGATAATCTCACAACACGGCCTTGAATTCTTTCGCACTCGTCAATAGACTCTGTTTCTTCTATTTGTGTTTTAAGGCTTTCAATTTTTGTTTCAACCGTTTCAAAGTCACATTCACCTCCAACAATGGTGGTGAAATACTTGCTACATTCAATAGATTTTGCACTTCCGAGATCCGCCAAAGTCACCTCATTTAATTTTGTACCACTTTCGCGTGTAATAAAGTTAGCCCCTGTGGAAAGTGCTAGATCTTCTAATAAATCTCTGCGTTCTTCTCCGTAATGCGGAGCCTTGATTGCTGCGATCTTGAGTGTGCCTCGCATGGCGTTCATAATCATAGCCGCCAGTGCTTGGCCTTCAATTTCTTCTGCAACAAATATTAACGGCCTACCTTCTCTCGCGGCCATTTCAAGCACGGGCATGATAGGTTCGACAGCAGAAACCTTATAGTCAGTAACTAAAATAAGTGGGTCTTCGTGCGACATGGCGGCGCGGCGCTCATCTGTCACGAAAGCTGCCGCGGCGTATCCTGACTGAAAGCGAAAACCTTCTGTAATGTCAATCGAAGTTTCAAGCGAGCGAGATTCTTCAATTGTGATCGAGCCGTCTTGTCCTACTTTATCGACTGCCATGGCGATGAGCTTGCCGATAGTGGGATCATTGTTGGCCGATATGGTCGCAATGTGCTCGATATCGTCGATACTACGAATAGGGTGTGCTAAATCTTTTAAATTATTAACAACTTCATCAACAGCCAATAAAATACCACGCTGTAGTTCGGTGGGAGATACACCAGAAGCAATAAATCTCTGTGATTCTCTCAAGATTGCTCTCGCTAGCACTGTTGCTGTGGTCGTACCATCGCCAGCATCAGCATTTGTTTGAACCGCTGCTTGTTTGATAACCTGAACCGCTGCATTCTCGATGGGATCTTCTAAGGCCACAAAATGTGCCACTGTTACCCCATCTTTTGTAACAAACGGTGTTTTACCTTTTTCTTGTAGCAGAACATTGCGACCTCTCGGGCCAAGTGTTGAGGCTACATTGTCTGCTAAAATGTTTGCCCCTCTCATAATCTTTTGTTGTAATGTTTGATTGTCGTCGTATTCTCGACTCATTAGTACCTCGAAGTTATATTATATTATAATCTCTTTTGATAATTATGTCAAGCACTTTCTTCATCATCTGGCTGTTGAAGTTGTGCTTGAAGAGTTTGTTGAATATCAATAGAATCTTGAATAGCTTTTTCCCCTGAGTTGATTGCTGTGCTTCTCTTTTCCACAAGGAAGTAGCGATTGATATTGTCAGACAAGGCCTTGGTTGCATTAAACAATTGCATTACTTCTTCGTTTAATTTATCCATGTGCATTCTTGCAACTTTTACAATTTGCTCTTCAGAGTATGGCAACGTGCCTAACGTAGTAACACCCAGCAGATCTTTAAAGGTACCAGACGATAGTTGAGGCACCGACAGCTTCCATTGATAACCACCATCGCCTTTGCCACCTTCATTGATGGGCTCTTGTTGCGGTTCCTGTGGGAGTTCGGCGTCAGTTTCCTGGTCCACCTGTTTGTTTAATCTTTTTTGTCGGACATTTTTACTATATCCTTTGGTTTGTTGCAACAAATCATACCTTTCAGGCCAGGTTTCTTTTGACATAATAAGTTTAATTGAATCTTCGTTGCTTAAGTCCGTGCCCCGAATTTGTAATATATCTGTCTTTCTGGCTCCACCTTTCGCTGTCATAATAAATGCTTTCATAAAATTTTCTTGAGTGAATGTAAATTTTTCAATCGTCATGGCACCAGTGTTTTTATCTTTTCTGGCAACAATATATACCATCTTGCCAAACTCATCTAGTCCATCTACCAAGTTTGTAAAACTTCCCTCAACTACTGTTTTGGGACCAAGTAATTTAAGACTAATTGGCATAGCTTTGTCAGTGCCTTCAAAACCAATTAAATCTTGAATTGGTAGGTTGCCTTTTGCAGAAATTTCAGCTTCTTGGGTACCTTGAAGCAGTGCAGCTAGCCATCCTTCAAATACAAAACCCGCAGACGACGCATTGAAACTGCCGATGACCGCTTTTAATGATTCCAGAATAATAATTGAGGATATGATGCGCCGCGGCGATGTAATTTTATTGTTTGGATCCACAATTCTCTGAAGGAATTGAAGCTTGCCTTCCACTGTGCGGCCACCACCGATAGCATTAAACAATTTGGTAATCTGTTGTCTCTCCATCGAGTTTGGATCACCCCAGGCTTCTGTTGGGGTGAACTTAGGTAAGGATAGTACAAATTCTTTTGCTTTATCTGCTGCCATTTCAGTTACAAGTGGCTTAGTTGAAGATTCCATAATGGCGCTATACACCATATCCAAAATCTGATCATCATCTTTTGGCTTCTGTTCCCGTACCTCAATAAACATATCTTTCAAATAATCGCCCATCTATAAAACCTCATATAATTTCATCAGCAATGCCTAATTCCACCGCTTCTTCTGCTGATAAATAGACGTTAACTTTACGTTCTAGCATATTTTTTAATTTAACTCTCGTCAGTCTTGTCTCGGATATTAAAGCATCGCAATACATGTCTTGCAATTGTTCAATAGCTTCCATTTCGTTCATCATGTTATGTAGGGCACCATGGTTACCTCCCATGACAGAATGTATCATAACGCGGCAGTTCTTACCAATATAGCGGTGCCCCTTGGTTCCTGCTGCCAGTAATAGAACGCCAGCAGACATAACCTTTCCAAGACCTACTGTATGTATTTCGGTGCTGCTTCTTATATTTCTCATTAAGTCGTACATAGCGAACATATCATCTGCATTACCGCCATAAGTTGACAGGTAAAATGTAATAGGTCTTAGATTATCTTGTTCAGCTTGTAAATTCAATTCATTGAAGTATAAAATACTCTGAATAATCTCTGCAACTTTTTCATCGTTTACATCGGCAAACAACCCAACAACTCTCATGTCTGGCTCTTGTGGTCCCAGCGAGGCTGGGTCCAATATAACCACCTTCTTTTCTTCTTCAGGTCCAGAAATTATATCTTTAATCTTTTTTATCATATATTAGCTCCTTTGGAATTTCTCGTTTGTATTTAGCAATAAACATCATTGCCTCGTCCCAAGTCTCAAAATGTTCAAGTACTTTAAGATACTCAGGAATCGGCTTATTTATAGCATTTATTGATTGTTTTTTGAAAAAGTCAATGTCATTTTGGATGAATATTTTAAATGCTGCTATTTCGCTATCGCTAGCACCTTTTTCTTCAAGCTGTAAAACACCAAATGTTTTCACGTATGAATACTTTTCTATTGCGCGCAACAACATCAGCAGGACTGTCAATTTGCCGTGAAGAAAGATTAATGAACCAGTCTTTGTAGCAATGTATGTGTGAAAAGTTCTGTGTGTTGCATACCCAAATATGAACACCAAAAGATATAATAATAATTCCAAAGCTTCACCAAAAAAATAACCACCAGTAACTAGTACAGGTGGTTATATTATAATTACTCTTTTTAACTTTGTCAAGTTATTTTGTAAGTCTTTTCATTATTCTTTCGGCAAGAGCGTCGACCATTTGTTCTTTTCGGTTTTGCGTTTGGAGCCTCTGTGCAACGCGGCGCGCCACTTCAGCTACCAAATCATCTTCGGAAGATTCTTCCAATTCTTCTTCTTCCATCATAGGCTCTTCTTCATCGTCTTCCATGCCCATCGCCATTTCTGGCTCTGCGGCTGGTTCGTCATCAAGCGCTGGTTCTGGCATTGCGTCCATATCACCCCCTTCCATGCCATCATCTTCTCCAGCTTCAACGGATACTTGATCTTCAATACCAAGCGCTTGTGCTACTGCTCGTACAACATCAGCCATTACTTCTTCGCGGGCTGCGTCATCCATACCGCCCATGTCCATATCGTCTGCGGGAGCGTCCATATCCATATCCATTTCGGCATCACCCATGTCATCAGCAGCCGCATCCATGTCCATTTCTGCGTCGTCCATCATTTCATCTTCGTCGCGGTCCATGGCTCCGCGCATTTCATCAATTTCGTCTTCGTCACGATCCATAACTTTGCCGCCGCGGCCCTCTTCGACTTCTTCAGCTTGTTCTTCAAGTTCCTCATCTTCAGTCATTTCTTTTTTGTGATCTTCTTTATCACGGTTTCCAGGTGGGGTACCATACATTTCCTCAATCTTGGCTGCGCCAAGTGGTTCCAAGTTAGCCAACTTCATGAATTGACGAATCTCGGATTCTGTTAACAAAGTCTTACGAGCCATTATAAAATCTCCTTGTTTATTCAAATAAACTCAAAATAAATAGTCTTAATGTGCTATAAACACCTAAAAAAATGAGTTCAGCGATGTCGTATGTTTCCTAATCTTACTTAGTGCTTTAGTTTCTATTTGTTTTATTCTTGCAAAAGAAAGATGCAGCCTTTCGGCAATTTGTCTTAATGTCATAGAACCGTTGCGCTTCACAGATACCAAAGAGCAGTTATTTTCCTTCGAAAAATCTATCCAATGTTTGCAGTCTGTGTGTGGGCAAGCAACGTTAAGTTCTACACACTTACGTGAGCATGCTAATAATCCGTCGCCTCTCATAAATCTGGATGTTCCTCTGCAATTAGGTCAAAGATGTTTTCTATCTCTGAGTCTTCAAACGCTAAATCTTTCATCAATTCTTTTCCTTTGTTTTTTAATTTATTTATCTTGCTTGTTTTGGACTTAGACTGTCCACTGTTTTCAGAAATAAACTCAAATAGCCTGTCATCGTCGTCAATAAATCCAGTAATAATTAAGCGAAAGAATTTTGATTGTGTAATCCCAACCTCTCGCAATTTCATCATAAACTGTGCGTGTCGATTATCGTTTTCTGTAAAAACAATACGCTTGTTTAAATTACCATAGTCTATATCAGGCATCACCACTGCCTATGGGTGATGTGAGTTCCACTTTCAGTTGCTCCCGCGCTGGTCTGGGTCACGAATATTGCCTTTGCTTGTAGTTCGCTGATTGTGCGGGCCCCTGAGTACGACAATCCAGATCTGATACCTTTTTCCAAATCATACAATATATCTGATACTGGGCCCTTGTATGGGACTGTTGAAGATACACCTTCAAACGAAGAGTACTTTCCCTTCCAATCAACTTGTGCCTCTTTGGAGGCCATGCCGCGGTAAGTTTTCCATGAAAATCCATCCTTACCTTTGTGTATCTGTCCTGGTGATTCCAACGTCCCAGCTAACAACGAACCGCACATCACAGCATCAGCGCCGGCGGCGAGAGCTTTAACAATATCGCCTGAATTACGAATACCGCCGTCAGCAATAATTTTTACATCACGATCAGTCAAGGAGCAGTTTATGATTGTTTGTAGCCCAGGAACGCCGTGGCCAGTTTGAATCCGAGTTGAACAAATTGAGCCGCCTCCAATATTGCATCGAACCGAATTAGCGCCCCAGTCAGCCAAATCATTTATACCTTCAAGAGTAGCAACATTACCTGCCATAATGTGATAGTCATCACCTATCATGATCCTAAGACGATGCAATGCTGTTTTCATAGTTGCATGGTGGCCATGTGCAACATCAACACAAAGAAAATTAGCGCCTTGGTTGTATGCCTCAGATGCTCGCTCAAGGTAATCTCCAGTAATACCGATAGCGGCTCCAATATTATTGTTGATGTTTTTTGCTGCTTTAGAAATTATTTCAGACTGTTCATCAATGGTGTTATATCTATGTATAATTCCTGAGCCTCCCTGTGTATCCATTGCGATACACATTTTATCTTCTGTGACTGTATCCATCGGTGATGAAAACACGGGCAGGGTTAAGCACAAATCATTTCCTAAATCAGAATCAAGATTAATCTCAGAGCGAGAAATAATATCTGAATATCTTGGTACTAATAATACATCATCGTACGAAAGACCTGATACGGTGTGTTCATTATTACGGGTAATCATTGTTTTTCTCTCTTAATAAAGCTTTTAATTTGTTTTGTGGTGTACCAAGTAGACTCATGCGGACGCTCAGGATCTTTTAAGATTCTAGTTTTAATGCATTTACCATTTTGAGTTTGGAACAATCCAATAGATGGTACACCATTTAATTTTAGTTTTTCTGCCAGAGCGCCTCCGCTATCTTCAACATTATAAGCAAAAAAGTATATATCCTCAAAATCATTTTCATCTGATAGATTTACAAAATATTCGCTTAGTGCATGGCAGTAGTGACACCCATTAGAATAAAACTTTACAACCACTGTTGTTCGATCAGTGCTATTAATTCCTCCAGACAATATTTTCTCCATCGCATTCGTAGAAATTCTATTCACGGACATTTTCTATTTCCTCCTTAAAAGTTTTTATAGCGTCGTTAGCTAACTGCCAACAATCGGGACAGTAAAGCCTAACAATGTTTTCTTTTTCTCTAACAACGACATTCCAAGTCATAGCCATTTGTTTATCTTTTTTATCATACGGCTTGGTGCACGCAGAGCATTGATTTGGCAGCTTATCAAACTGCATCATTTTTTCATTAAGTTGTTCCGCGTTTTGCTTCTTGGAGATCTTGTTCATGGCTCGCCGTTGCTTACGATTCATCTTCAGTATTTTTCCTCAACAATTTAGCATTCCGTGTAGACTTGCGATAGGACGGCGAAATTTCTTCAAGCTGTTCTTCGTTGATAGTAGTTTCATTTTCCTGCTCAACCAAGACTTCAGTTACCTCTTCGGGCATATTTGATTTTTCTTCGTTTTCAGTTTGGCGCGCTAGTAAATCACCATATTGCGCCAATGTCAAAGCGGCGCCTTCATACTGGACCAGATTCAAAGCATGATTAGCAATCCTGTCAACTGTCCCAGGCTCTGATGGCCTGTGATAGATATCTTTAATGATTGCCAACTCTTCAGTGGCTTTTGATTTAAGTCTCTGTATTGCTGCTTGTAAAATTTCTTCTGTCATTTGTTAATTCCTTCTACTCTCCAAAGTTCTCCGCCTCCATCAAACACAACTACAGCGGAGGGAAACGGCGCGGAGTTACTACTGTCTCCAAATTTAAGGCGACCCTTGACAAAGTGAATTTCGGATGCCTTCATAACATAGTTGTGCCAATATTTTGTATCTGTTCTCGCTGGGATGAGCATGACAACCTTTGTGTCAGATTTCTTAGCTTCATTATAAGCTTTCTCGATCCATTTGTCAATACCTCTTCCATACGGAGGATTGACAAAACATGTAAATCCCTCCCAATCTTTTTCTAAACCATTTTCTGCCTTTGTAAAAAAGTTGGCGCACTTCGTATTGTGTGGACTGGCGCACGGATCTAAGTCAAACGGCCCAAAGCGCCAATCAAGCTTATTGAAAAAATCTTGAGGGGTAGCCCAATTACCAGACTTCGAGCTGAACATTGTTCTTTGCGTTTCTTTATTCATTGCTTTTCCTTAACCTCTACAAATTCTTCTGAGTCTTCTTCCCACTGAAAGGCTCGATAGTCTCCTTGGTGCATTTGTTTTACAAACAAAATTTTAGTAATGATTGGATAACCTCCAAACTTGTAGACTTCATGCTTGTTAATTGCAGCAATCTTTGCAACAACCTTTGGGATCTCTTTTGAAATTGTTTCAGAAGAAGTAATTGAAGCAGTTAGATTGTCTCCAACACGCAACGTTGCATAGCACGGCACACGTACTGAAGATGCTGGTAAGTCGTTCTTCCAACAGTTCGTTAGCGTTTCTAAGATGCGATAGATTCGTGTTGGGCACTCAAACTTAAACACATTGCCAGTGTCGGTTGTCCAATCAACATTGGGAAAAAACCTTCTAGCATTTAAATCAATCTCTTCTTGCAATGGGAACGAAAGTGATTGACCCCTATGTGATGCGAATGCTTTGTTGACGATTTCTCCCAAGAAGCGCTTCTTGGACGAGTGAGCAAAATCTGAACTAATGTTGTCGATGGCCCACTGTTTTCCCCATTCAATCTGTTGTTCTTCATCCCACTGTCTTACGCTCTCAACAAACTTAGCCATTGTGTTGTACTCTGATTGAATTTGGTGTACCCAATCTTTGCTCGAATCTTCTCTTACAGAGTCGAGTCTTTTATTGCTTAGTCTTGCTAGTGAACTGCAAAACTTTAAAATTTCGTAAATCTCTGCATCTTCATCAAAAATGACTTCTAGAAAATTAAACTTACTTTCTGCACCTTTGCTGATTGCTTTAAGATGGCCCTTGGCGCGCTTCCATCCAAATATCATAAACAATTCGTCGTTTATGCGGGTTGCAATGGGAATTTGCGTTTGTGGTTTTTCTAAAACGTAAAATTCATCATAATAATTGACATCGCCTGCTAGAGTCGAGTTTGCTCTTGGTTGAAATGTCGGGTAGTATTCGTGGCTTTCAGAAACTAAATCGCTTAAATCGTGCTTTGTGCGTACACGAAAGTCTCTAACTAATTCACTGCTGGTTAAAGCTGCCCATGCATCACGGATACGCGGATCAGTATTTCCTGGCAAGTCGTCATAACCGAGATCCCTTACCTTATTCTCAATTGTTGTTGTATTAATGTCTATGACATTTGATGCCTTCATTTATTCTCCTAAAATGTTTTGTTGTTTAATTCTTCTTTGTTCAAACCTTTCATCGGTTTTTTTATTAATTTCTAATATTGTATCAATATTGTATGGTACATTGCAAGCTTTTTTTTCAAAAACCCAAAAATATGAGTGATATTTTCTTGCATGGCTTTGATTATTTTTATGGTTGTGGCCAATGATGCGATTTTTAGCCAGCAAGACAAACATGTCTCTTGGGTAAAATCCATGAACAAGTGCGCGCTCCATGATATAACAATGAGAAAACCAATTTTTACCAGACGAAACAGTATCCTGGCACTTAAATGCTAAGACACCTTTGTTTTTGAGAATCCTGCTAAATTCTGCTAAGCACTGGTCATACCACCCCCACAAATCGGTTACATACCTAAATCCATGGAATCTTTTACCCATAATGCCGGTAGGTACAGCTTTGGTGTGACCCGCAACAAACGGAGGGTCAAACATAATGCTGGAAATACTGCTGTCATCAAACGGTAAATCATCAGCAGACGCCTTTTGTACCTCATCGTTCTTGGGAAACAAATCGTATTTATATCGAGGCTCAATAATCTCGGGAGATTTGTAAAAATTACCTTTGCTGTATGTTGGGTCTAGTTCAAACCCGTCAGGTGCGAACATCGTTTGTATGTTCTTAATGATTTCGTTTTGATCTTCTGATGTGCTCTTTATCATAATTATCACATTACAGGGCATTTGAATTGAATCTTTTTGCCCTTGGTCCCAGTTGCATATGTCCAAGAGAGGCCAGTGCCGTATCCGCTCGCTCTACTAGTAATAGTATCAACTTGTTGTTCAATTGTGTAGGTAGAAAAAGAACTAGCATATCTTGTGTTATAATCAACTTTAAACATAATTGTGTGATTTGCAATTCTTAAATCTTCTTCATGCTTATTGGGGCTTCCAGTTAGCGTCCAACGCACAAATTCTTTTTTTATAGGTGCAATTTTGCTTTTTAAAATTTCACGCTCTTCAACGTTGAAGTTTTTACCAGATGCATCAGTTTGAAACTTATTCATTAACTGCAGCAATGTGGCGTCTGTTATACCTACTTCTTCTTTGATGGTGCTAACATCAAATTCAGCCACCGCTATGTTCGCAGATGAGGATTGCTTCACAGATATTTTGATAAAAAGCCCATTAATCGCCACACAAACATCAGTCTTTGCGGGTCCACCACTATCTCTTTTAGGTACTTCAATAATTTTAATTGTATCGACATGATCAATATTGTACACAGCGCAAGTTTGATAAAATATCTGCTCAGCCATATTGTCAGGTTGTCTATTGCAATTAAATTTGTTAGCAATGTCAGAATCGGAAAAAATCAATTCGATAAATTCTTCGTAAGCCAAGCCAGCAAGTGCTGTTTTACTGCCAACACTCCTGTCTGGATCACTGACACCGTGTTTGCCAAATAGGTTTCGCAACATTGTTATACTCCTGTGTTATTCTCGTTATTGCTAAACATCTCAAAGTTTTCTACAACCTCATCAATGTTAACATTGTCTTTGAATAGACGATATGCTTTCACAGCTGCCCTAAGTTCGTCGGTATTGAGCCATCCGTTTTCGCGATATTCAGTACGCAAGTCACGTTTTTGTTCTTTAAAAGGCTCCATTGCCTCTTCAATTGCCACCAAAGAACGGATGTATTCTTTTACGTAGCGTTTTCTCTCTTCGTTTGTTGTAGCCATTGGGCCCTCCTGATTGTTTATATAATATAACACACATATGTTCAGCAGTCAACAACTTATTTGACTATAATTCTAAAAAGTTGAAATATAAATTTTTTAATTAATTGATCTTTTTCTTCATCAGTTTCGGCTTCAGCAAAACCATAATTATATGTATTTTTTTCTTTATCGACTTGTTGAGCAACCTTTTCGCTTTCACGTTTCATCCATCGAGTTTGTTGCTCATAATTTTTTGGTGTACTGATATTATATCTGTCCGCTAAGTCTAATAAAATATAATATTTTTTGTCTTCAAATGCCTGATTCGCATCTTGGAACATATTTACTCTCATCTTTATCTCGTCGTCAGGTAATGATTTATCTATACGATCTGGGTGAAGTTTGAGGGCAATTTGTTTAAAAAGTTTTGAGAAGGCATCGTGCATTGCAATGTCGTCTGCTGACATTTGATAACTATCATCTTTGTCCGAAGGAATATTGTTATGAATTATTATCGCTGTATCGCTGGGGGCCTCTATGCTGGCTTGATCTTGAGTGTTGCCGTCAGTTATTTCGTGGCGTCCGTATAAAGTGTCAAGCCTTTCTTTGTTTTGTTTGTCCAAGCTTGATATGTTGATATTTTTTTGAGCGCAAAATCTTCTATAATATGCCTCAAACTCCACTGCTGTATCTTTAGATAGTTCTTGCGTGTATTCTAATTCATCATAACAAAAGCGCAATCTAGATAGGGCGCGCTTCCATTTAAGCTTTTTACTGATAGGCATACCCTAAGTAGGGTTACTGAAACTTGAACGATACACTAGTTTCTATTTTAAATTCTGGAATGTGTATGTGATTTGCTAGATTATGTTTTAAACACTCGTTCGCATCTAAGAACCAGTCAGCATGACCTTTCTCGTGTACTATATCAAGAAAATAATCTTTGCCGTGTCCACAATTTTCTGCCATCATTTCAAAAATCTTTTTATTAAGACGTTCAGCTTCTGCTGTTGAAGCTTTCATTTCTTCAATCTTGTCCCAGGCCATGGCACTAACTTCGTGTATCATCACAGTTGCATCAGGGTCTATGTAACGCATATTTTCGTGCCCAAAGCTAAACAAAATGGCACCACAGGACATTGCTTTGCCTTCGATAATTGTTGCTACGGGAATTCTGCTATGTTTTATATTAGAGATCATAGACATTAGGCTATATACCTGTCCTCCATAACTATCAATAATAACAGGAAGGACTGGTTGTCCCGTATTTTGTGCTTTTGACACAATTGATGAGAAAGCCTTGGCTGTAGGTTCATCAAATTTATTAATTCTCGCTACAACTGGCAGATCGTCAATCAAAGCCGGCTCTTTAAGTAATGGACTGAATGTCTTGAGTATATGCATATATTTATCCTAACAATTTAAACGTTTTACCGATTGCATATGTGGAGAAGCCCCAGTTCTGATCGTACTTAAGTCTTGCCATGTATGGTCGGTTAAGGTGTATTTTATCTTTTTGAGGTTTTACGCCCCAACACCTTATCTTAGTTAGTTCATTGTTAGAGTCAATCACCTCAACAATCCAATAAAGTTTGCCATTTTTTGTTTTTCTCTCAGCAACTTTTCGAGGGATAAACCAACAAACTTGCAATTCTTCATCAAACTCTGAGATCGGTGGGATATACTTTTCTTGCAATCTTTCAACAGTCTCGTCGCTGATAACCAAGTTAATGGGAAATACACCTGTTAGATCAGATTTAAATTGTATGATCTCTTCTTCAGTAAAGTCACCTTCTGGCTCATAAAGTTCGATGTTTTCGCCAAGCTTCTTAAGATTCTTTGGACGATCAACAATACATGCTGACCAGAAATGTTTACGACCTGTAAACCTGTCGTCGAGAATATTATCAAGGGCCCCGCCGCGGCACAATGCGTCGAGAGACTTTTTGTTAAGTTTTGAATAGGTTATATTTTCGTTGAATAACAAATCCTCTGCATTTTTTAGTGGGCGGTTAGCCAAAATCTGTTCAATAGCAGCAGCACCCAAACCTTTAATAGATGTTAGCGGCTGAATCAACGTCTTGCCGTCTTTGCTAATTTCCCAAACGGTTCCAGATTTGTTTACATCTAGTGGTGCAATGTCGAATCCAAATCGTTTTGCAATATTGATTGCTTTTTCTTTACGACTTTCAGGCTCTTTGTCCAAGAACGCAGCCATCCATTCAGACGGGTAATAATTATACAACCATGCACACTGGTATGAGATGATCGAATACGAAACAGCGTGTGATTTGTTAAAACCGTACCCAGAGAAGAATTCAAACTTATTCCATAAATCTTGTGCTTTTTCTTTATCGATACCGTTGCTTGAACAACCATCAATAAACTTTTTGTGAAGCTTGCCTTTAACAGATCCTTTGCCAGTTCCCTTTTTGGTTAGCACCTTGCGAAGCATATTGCCTTCATCCAAAGTCAAACCACCAAGTTTATGAGCCAATAGTGCAATCTGCTCTTGAAAAATAAGGAACCCAAACGTTTCTTCTGTAATTGCTCTGGCTTCTGGTGTTAAATACTGAATTCGCTGTGGGTGTTCCTTAGCCTCAACATAATCGTTGTCAACCCCTGCGGAAAGCGGGCCTGGGCGAAAGATAGAGGTGATAGCAGAAACATCAATAATATTTGTCGGCATGGCGCGTGTGCAAAACTGTTGTGCGCCACTTTCTGTAAACTGAAAGATGCCTGCCCACTTACCTGCATGGAAGATTTTTTGATACACAGAGACATCATTCATATCCAATACATCGGGGTGTAGTGTCTTTTCGTAGTAGTCTCGGATTTGCGCGAACGTGGGCTCTTCGATATTGTGGTGACGCTTAAGAATGTGATAGATTGCACCCTCCATCATCTTAAGCGTTGACAAACCAAGCAAGTCAAACTTAATGAATCCCATTGGTTCAAGGTGACGGACGTTCTGCCCCTCTGCCCATGGTGCCTGACGGACACCACCTGAATTAATCAGTGGCATGTTGGCATCTAGATTTTCAGCAATAACAACCCCACCAGCATGTCGAGAACATGAACGCACTTGACCCACAAGGCCCTCAACATGTGTCTTGACTGCGGGGTATTTATCAAGATATGCACGGAGAGTTGGCGAGAACTCAATCACTTCTTCCCACGTAGGGGCATACACACCAGCCTTGATCCCGTGCTTGCGTTTAGCCTCTGGTGTTGCTTCTCTAATCATGATTGATGTGACTGTATTTACTTCAGTAAATTCGATACCATACAGTTTTGAAATGTCTTTGATTAGTGATTTTAGCTGTAGTGTATTCCAGTTGGAAATTGGAGCCACACAATCTTCGCCCCACATTTCAACTAGTTTCTCTTTCAATGCCATGCTATCTGATACATCGTAATCAATATCAGGATAATCTGTGGCATCAGAACGCAGAAACCGAGAGAACAGCAGACCATACTTAATTGGGTCAACTTGTGTAATGTTAAGTGCATATGCCACCAATGAACCAGCGGCAGAGCCGCGGCCTGGGCCTGTCAGCATCATTCCTGTAGCTACGTCTGCAATAGATTTCATAGTCAGAAAGTATTTTGAGAACCCGCGATCATCGATGACATTAAGTTCTTCGCGTAATCTTTGAATATATTTTTGATTTTTATGCAGTCCCTTGTCCTTTAGGCCCTCAAGAGCATAATTAACAAGCGCTTGAGTTGCCGTAAAGCCTGCTGGTACAACAAATTCAGGCAAGCGAACGGTATTGTCAGGCAGAAAGCTTTCAATGCGTTCATGTGCGATACGGTGTGTTTCTTCTATAGAGCGCAAAACCAACTCATCATCATACTGAAAGCCGCAGGCATCTGAGTATTCTTTGTAACTTTTCCACATCTGGTCGCCATTCTTTGGGTATAGTTCGTAACCGATTTCCTCGACGCCATCAGGCAGTTCTGATTCTTCGTCAGCCCATGAGGGTCGGCCCTTACCAAGCCAACCAAGACGCTTGTAAAGCTCTCTGTCTTTCCAAGCGTCAGGGTTGGGGTAATGGCTGTCGGCTGTCGTGACCAGTCCAACGCCAAACTCTTTAGCAACTTGAATTACGTACTGGTTAAGTTCATGCTGCTCTTTAATATTGTTCCATTGTATTTCGGCATACCAGCGATCACCGAAAATGTCAACCATGCGACGTGTGGATTCGCGCATTGCATCCAATACTGCTTCATCCCCATCTTCTCGGTTCTCCCAATAGTTGCCAGCGTACACGCCGCCAAGACAAGCAGAAGAAGCAATGATGCCTTCGTTATATTTCTTAAGGAGCGCATAATCAATACGTGGATATCGGTAGAAGTTTTCAGCCTTGTAAGACTCCGACACTAGTTTAAATAGATTGTTCAATCCAGTTTGATTCTGAGCAAGTAATACAAGATGGCGCCGGCGGCGTAGAATGTCCTGGGTCTTCTTCGAAGCACCCTCATCCTCAACTGTTGCACCAGAAGCAGCGTCCTTCTTTACAGCGCGGGCGCGCTTCTTGTCTTCCATGGCCTTGGTGTACTCTTCTTGCCATTCTTCAATGGATGGAATGAAGTATGCTTCACAGCCAAAGATAGGCTTGAAGTCTTTACCTTCGGCCTGCATCTTCTTTGCGTGTAGCACCTGATAAGCAAGTCCGTTCATGTTGCCATGATCAGTAAGCGCCAAGGCATCACAACCATTTTCATATGCAAAGTCCATGTGATCCTGTGGATATCCGATAGCGTCAAAGATAGAGCCCGCCACAGAGTGTGCGTGCAGTCCAACAAATTTAATTTTAGAATCAATCCGATTCATCAGTGCCCTCCTGAAGTGTATATGGTATCTTAGCATGAGTGTGTGGCTTTGTCAATAGATAATAAGGCGATTCTAAAATAAATTTAGAACGCATATACTCATTGTACCCGCCCCATGTTGAGATATCAAAAAAGTATTTAGAATTATAAGTATGTGCATTGTCGATACAAAGCTTCTCAAACACTTCAGAAAAATTGAATTTTCTTGCCGACCATCTTTCTTCAAGTGGCAACTTTCGTGATGGATATTGTTCTCCTTTTTCGGTGTTGTAATACTGTTTTGTAGTTTTAGAGTTTATATCTCTTCTGCAATTAAGATAATCGTTCTCAAACATTGTAAAGCTAAGAGGTAGTTCATCTTTTACTGTTTTATTCTGGTGTGTTAAGAAAAAATTATTTTGGTTGTCGTTTATAAGTTTTCTGTGTTTTCTGATCTCGTAGATATTGAATACGCCCATGGGAAAGGAAACATAATATTTATTGGGTACAACCCATTTGGATATTTTATTTGCTGTAATCCAAGATGCATATATTCCTGATAAAACTGACCAGCCATACGAATCTCTACGGTCAATATTTTTCGGCATAATATTGCAATAATATATTGGTATTTCGCGCCTGTGTTCGGAGCCTTCACCATACTGTGAACGGCCCAAATAAACTGGATCATATGTCCAGTCTCCTACAGTTTTTCTAACGACTGGGGCCAAATCTGGATTGGCTACAATCCAAATTGTACTGCAGCCAGCATACGCACACTCTATAACTGACTTTTGAATCGCTGTAAACCCATTGTTAAGGGGTATCAAAACTTCTGGAAAATTAAAATTAAAGTCTGTCTGCAGATTGGCAACTGGTATGATGCCAGCCAGGTGATTCATAAGTGCCTCAAAAATCTATCGTATTCCACACAAGCCTGTGGTAAGCGTGCACAATAATCTTCTTTGATAATTTGCGGAGTTTTAATATTGCTGGCTTTTGGTGTGACTTTATGTTTAAGCTTGCGGATTGAGCGATTAATGCTAGTAGCTCTAATCTTGTAATGTTTGAGTTTTCCATTTGGTCCATATCCGTTTGAAGGCCCTTTCATGCCTCTGTTTTCCATTTCGTGAATTAATTTAAATCGAGCCATAGTTTCTGAATAACTAAATTGATTCATTTGTTCCTGTGTTAAAAGAGAGACAGCACACACATCTTTTATAAGAGTGCGACCGTCAATCCGATCTGATGGGTAAAACCACATTTCTTTTGTAAAATTGTCATTTGTTTCAATTAAGTCGATCTCTTGTTTGCCACCTCTGTTAATAGCTATCCAATCATAGCATATATACTTGTCAGTAGCAAGCGTTTTTTCAGAGGCAAAACCAGTGGCACTTTTATCGTTAAAATAATAACAGGTCTCAAACTCAAACTGAGCAATTTTTGAATATTCATTTGAGCAAATAATCTTGTTATCTACTCGACGTAATTTATTGCACAAATTTGATAACGGCGCTTTTGAATCTAAGGACAATAAAAACAGCATTCGTTCCCACAACAAAGTCTTAGGAAGTCCGACAATAATATCTTCAATGCCTGTTTTGATGATCGAAGGCTTGTTTTCCAATCTCACGCAAGATAAATCTATATTGTGATCAAGATAATCAAACCTAAATGGTATGTCGTAGTCCGAATGAATTATAGGATAATTGTGAACAAATGCAAATAGCACTGCCTCAAACGAACTGCCAACAACAATATTGTCGTAACTATAACTCATCAAGTAATTTTTTAATGTCTAAGCCAGCACAGTCTATTTTATTTTTACTTACATGATAGTGACTTACAAATCCACAGAATTTACCATACTTGGCGTCTTGCACGTAGCCTTTGTCTGTGGTTCCAAACTGATTGGTGGGTGTTACTAATTTTACCCCTGCGCACTTATTAATTGCCCTCCACAAAGCCTTTAAAGCTTCAATTTGTTTGGGATAAAAATCTGTGAAATCTTCAAGCTCTTCCCCGTGCACTCTGGCGCCAGAAATTATTGGTCTTTCACCAAAACCATTTCGCTTGTACCATTCTTGATATTTCGGGTAATAAGCGTTTGAAATTTCCACACCCACAGAAGCTCTGTTGACTCTCTCGGAGCCTGCATGCCAAGCGCCGTGTTGCATATCAAGCGCTTGATAAATGGTGCCGTCGTTGTCGATTAGAAAGTGTACTGAAATACCTCGCTTGTCTAATATAGTTTGGCATGAGCGCGAAGAAAGGCAAACGTCCCAATGATTAACAAAAAGTCTTACGCCGCGGCGTGGTCGACCAGTATAATCATAATAAGAGCCTTTTTTAGCTTGAATACCGCCTGTTTCAGACCATAAAACTACCTTGTCCCATTCAATAGGAAAGAATTCACCGTTGTATACAATGTAATTTGAATATTGACATTCTACCGGTTTATAATCGTCAATGTCTGCTTGGCGTTCAGTCCATATTCTACGATAAGTAGAAGGTCCACACAGGCCATCCGCGGTTAAGCCTCTTTCTTTCTGCCACTTTTTGATCGATCTAATAAGTTGTTCATCAAAATATTTTTGGCCAAACCATGATGGATCCCATCCTAAATTTTTCGCAGACGATTCATTATAAAAGTTCTTGTCAATACCCATGTCTTGTTCTTCTTTTTCTTCTTGAAGTGGTTTATCTTCACGAAGTAAATAGTCCAAGAACGTAATTATCCAATACCAAATTGATTGTATTGCCCCTAACATTAACTTCCTCGATCATTGACTTGTCTACCATTAGCCAAGTATTTTTCTTTAAACAATCAGCAAACCTTACTTCAGAATCCCAAGAAATAACTTTTACACAAGCATGACGCGCTTCTTGCACTTTAAAATCGTTTGGAAGTAAGATTCCTGTTTCCGTCTGCGGTGGTTTGACTGGCTCAACCTCAATTTGAATGTATCTATTCAGTGGTTTAAAATTCATTTTATCTCCTAAATTGTGCATGAATCATTGGTACAAAATTTTGTTCCCTCGCCCTGTTCGTCAGTGTTAATTCTAGTGACAGGTGTTATATTTTTGATTAATTTATTATATTGAGCCTCTGTTATTGGCTCATAAGGTGCTTGTTCATAGCCAGTTTCCTCATATTTAAGGAATGATACAGCTTTTAGTCTAGATTCATACATCTCTAAAGCATCTTTTATGCTTTCAGCTTCATCTGGCTTAAATGTCACAGTAATAGATACCGAATTATCCGCCCAATAGTGCTGATACTGGGCTGCAATTTCAAGCTGTTCCCACATGTTAACATCTCTTTTACCCTTTACAAAATATGGCTCGCGAACAGGAAACTCTACACAAACGGTATTTGGAGAATATACATCATCTTCAATTTTGTACCCTGCCGCGCGCAAAGGCTCAATTAAAGGCGAATCAGTAGAGAACCTAATTCTGCGAATGTAAAACTCATCTTCTGGGAAGTGTATGCCAGGGGTTGAACCATTTAAAAGTGACACTGTTCCTGACGGTTTAATAGAAGTTGTTCTAATCGATTTTGGTATGCATAGCCAGTTAGAGTACTCTTCGTCTAGGTTTTGTACGTATTCGTATGCTTGATCGCACCAATCATATATTGCGCGGCGACCATGCTTGTTAAAAGCCTGAACAACACCAGATTGAGAAAGGCCAATTCGACGATTCTTGAGCATCTTGGCGTTTGTTTCTGGCCAATGAGTATTGGAAAGAGTGATTGTTTTTCCATACAAATATGCAATCTTTAATGTGCGCAAGTAATCATCTAAATCGTCGTGCTTTGCAGGAAAAGTTTCAACCAGACAACATAATTCAGCATCCTCAAGTTGCTGTTCGACACATGGATTAAACCCTGCAACGTTCATGTCATCTAATCTTTCGCCGTCTTTAAAACGCCCGCGAGTTCGTGCATTTTCTAACCAAATATAGCCTGGTTCACCGTTTTTTTGCGACTGATTTGCGTGCCATGTATAGTCCATACCCACCAATGCGTTAAATGAGTTGTTTGAGTTCCAGCGGTGATGCATCAACTTTTCTGAATCATTTTTCATTTCAAGGTAATGAGTGTCATCATGTCGACCCATAGCCAATGCTGCTGAGCGCCTGACATTGCCCGATACAACACAGCGTCCAATTAAATTTTCTGTGTCCACGATATCAACTGATGTTATTGGCTCTCCGATTTTGTTTGAGTACATTTCTACTAGACTTTCGTGTAGCTCTATAAGTGGCTGTGGGCCCGAAGAAGTTCCCCCAAAGCCCTTGATATGTGCCCCAAAGGGCCTGATTGCTGAATAGTCAAATTTAGGAACCTTATGGCCGAAAAAGTAACCATTTAATAATGTTTGTACAGAATCAACCCATCCTTCCCGCGAGTCGTCAATGATCAAAGTGTCATTTGTATATTGCGGTTCACAAATTGTAAGCGAACCCGCGCCCTCAGTATCAAAACCAACGCCGATGCCAACCATTAATGCATCCATCATCCAAGCAAACAAATAACCGCCCTTTGTTGCAAGATCTTTGGTGGAACGAAAAGCACAATTAAACAGTGCGGCCGCTGTTCTTTCTTCAATAAATTTTGTACCCATCATCCATAGGCCGCGGCCAGGGGGTGTCCATTTTAAATTAAACAATCGATCATATGCATCTTTAGCTGTTTTTTGAGCCTTTGCGTCATTCCACTCAAGACCAAGCGCAAATACGTGTTGTTTCTGCATGTTAAACATACCCTCCACAACACGGCGACAAGTTTGCCACCATTCTTCGGTACCAGAAACTTCAGGATCAAACTCATTTAAACGTCTGGAGTAGGTTCGTTTATATGTAATGTATCCCAGCGGGCCCCAAGGCACCTCTGCATCCTTGTACGGCTCAACGAAGGTGTCCGATAGTCTGAATCTGCGAATATTGTCGATTGTTCTCATTTATATTATTTCCTTCTTAATTTTGTATATTTTTGACGTAGTAGATCTTTTTGCTGTTTAGAGTCGAGCGCGACTGGGGCTGTAACGACACCACTTGGGGTATCTTTTTGTTGAGGTGTTTTTGGCAATATCTTTATGTTAACATTTGAAGTATCCATAAATATGTTGTAAACCATTCCATCAGGACCATTTCTGTTTTTTGCAATGAAAATTTTACCTTGATTGTTTTGCTTGTCTTCGATTGTTCGAGAGACAGAGAAGATAAAATCAGCAACAAAGCACTTATTAAAAGCTTCAGATATTTGTTCCATTGTGATCACTTCAGCGCTTAATCCTGACCTGTTAGTTTGTGATGCTGTCCAGACAGGACATTGAAATTCTGTAGACAATGCTCTAAGTTCTTCGTAAATAGAACCTAACTCTTCTCTTTTTTCTTTTCTATTTTGCACAGGCTTCAATAAGTCTGCGTAATCTACGATAACCATTCCAGGAGTAATACCCCGCTTAACAAGACGAGAAAGATGTGCTCGGATTGTATTTGTGGAGGCAGATTTAGTCGGATACTCTTTAACAATAAGCGATCCTTCAATGTCTTTAATTTCTTCATAAACTTCCTCTTTAAAGTTAATAATGTCTGATAGTGGGTAACCTGTGATACAACTGTCATATCTTGTTGCAATAACTGTATCTTGTAATTCTAAGGTATAGTGTACTACGGTTTTGCCTTCTTTTAAAGCTTGACTTCCAAGATGCACCAAAACCATAGACTTGCCTGCACCAGTTGGCGCGATGACAACACCAAGTTCAGATTTACCTAAGCCACCCCCAGTTATTTTATCAATATCTCCCCAACCAGTTGTGACTGGTCTTCTGAATTTTGGCATGAAACGTTCTTCAAAGTCTGCCATATAATCATAGCCAAAGTTATTTTCAGAACCAAGCTTTAAAGCATCATTGATAACTTTTGAAATTTCATCAAAAGAACAATTTTGAAGTAACCCAACTGAAGTCATCATTGCTTCTTTAAGGTTCTGCTTACGACAAAAATCAAGAGATATTTCCTTGATATAATCAATGTCTGTTAATTCTCGTTTGTGCATTCTGTTAAAATAGTCTTGCACTTTTTCTTGAACAATTTCATCTTCTTCATCAAGTTCTGTTTTGATGATTGTAAGCATAGCGTCCACCGATGGATGTTTGCCATAGCGGTGTCTGAATTGCAGCATCTTTTGTAGAAAAACACGCAGATATTCTAACTCAATAAAGTTAGCGTCGAGCACTTCAGTGATCTGATCTGCGAATGGTCGATCTTGAAAGATAAGCTGAACAAGTCCCTCTTGGAAGGCTTTTCCATACCTTCCAAAATTTACTTTCTCTGCTTTCATTGGTGCCCTCGCTTGGTGTTTATAAGTATATCGTTTCTGTCCGTAAAGTCAACCAAAAAATTAGAATAATTCTGTTGCGCCGTCAAGGCACTCGGTTGAAATCTTGTTTAAGTGTGTCCTAAGATCTTCCCAATTTAGCTCACCAAATCCATCCTCGCGCATGAGCCTAATAATCTCAGTTTTGTTAAAATCACATTCAAAATTTTCTACAGATTCTTTGACATGCATTTTTGCCTGAACTGACATTTGTGGCGCGTAAAGTTGCATCATTTTATAATTGTGTTCAATCAAATTTTTGGCCTCTACCACATTTGTAAAAAACTTAAGTTTGCTGCTTTCGGATTTTTCTTCGCAATGTTCAATTACATCATCGATTGTGTATGCTTTCTCTTCCGACAAAAATCCAATTCGCTTTGCAATAGTTTTAAATCCCGCACCTTTCACTCCTGGAAGATTATCAGAAGCATCGCCAATTACTGCACGTGCAAGTGCCATATTTGTTGGATGCACACCTGTTTGCTCAACAATACGTTTTGAGTTCAATATCTCATCCTTAACAGGTCGCCATAGAACGGTTTTCTCATCACACAATTGCATAAAGTCTTTATCGTTTGAGACAATAATTTTCTGCCAATCGTCGAAATGCCCGAGAGAACAGATGTACGAAATTACATCGTCTGCCTCAATCTCTGGTAACATTGTTTGAATGATAGGCATATTGTTAAGATATTCTACAACACGTCCTTGTTGCCAAATTTTGTTTTGCAACTCTTCATCATCCGTGAGATTGTGGACAGATCGATTTAGACGAATAGGTTTGCGACCAGCTTTATAATTTTTATCCATCGTCTTGCGCTTCTTGGAGCCATTTGGCCCATCCCAACATACCACTACAGCGTTAGGTTTTGTTTGCCTAACAAGTTTTTGTAGAATTTTGATAAATCCTTTTAGTCCGCCAATTGGATCTCCGTGTGTTGATACGGAGGGATCTACAATATATGCCCTTAGATACGCGTTTAATGCATCTACAATTAGGACTCTTTTAATTCCATCAGTCATTGATTTGTTCCTCTAATTTTGTAATCTCAGCCATAATCTCCGCATAGTGCCTTAGTTTGCCATTGCGTTGATAAGTCATAGCTTCATTTTGTAGTCTTGCTATCTTCTTTATAATGCTATTTTGTTTTCTTTTCTTAAAAAAATCAGTTAAAAATTTCATACTGCCATCCTTTGTTTATTCATTATATCACGATATTCTAACAATGCAAGTTCTTTGTGCTTAGCCTCAATCATAACATCAAATTCATTGCCATAATCATCAAATGGATTGCGGATCATATCAGAATGTGCTTGTGGTTTGATTTTGGGATTGTTTTGCTCAACAGAGCGTGATTCTGCGTAGTGTACCACTGGTTTGATATCACCCCATGTTGACAAAGCGAGTTCAAGTGCTTCTTGCTCTGTTTGCCCACCTGGATGAAGCATGTGATGATGATAGTCAAATACAATCGGAATACCAATACGCTTGTACACGCCCTCATACAACTCAAGTGTTGAGTATAGTGAAGTTTTGTCATCATTCTCGACTGTCAATCTTGAGCGGACATTTTCTGGCAACCGTTCAAAGTTGCGGCAGAAGTTGTCAAGAGCCATTGGTTTGTCGCCATAGGCTGCACCCACATGAATGTTAAGTTTAGCATACGGTGTACGTGGCAAGCCAATCATGTCAAATAAATCGCCGTGAACCTTGAGATCCTTGTATGTAAGCTGAAATACTCGTTCTTTTGGTGATGCCAGTTTGTTGAACGGCCCAGGATGCGATGTAAGACGCATACCGTGCTCACGTGCAAAGTTGCCAGCCTTCATAGCTGCTGCAAGAATAAGATTGTAATCTGGTAACTCTTCCATTTCATACTCACTTGCCCATGGGATCATATCCGATGAGAGGCGATAGAAATAAATATCGTTCTCCAAATTCCATTCAAGAATTTTGTGAAGATCTCGTACATTCTGTAAGGCAAGTTCGGACGCATACCCGATACCTTTCTCGAAGAACGTTCGCTTGATCATTGTTCTGTTAGTTGTAATGCGTTGCGATTTGGGGCGGTTTGAAAACCCCATGTTGATGCATGCATATCCGTAGTTTCGCATGAAAAACCCTCCTTCATGATTATATCTTATTATAACCAATCCAGAGGGTAAAGTCAAGAATTATTTTTATTCTTTTACGGGTACAGTGAGATCATCGGGATCTTCGTAATAATTACTAGCATCACCTTCACGTTTATCAAATTTTTGAACAATTTCTTCATCCATAATTTGTACAACGTGCGATCTGAATTCTTCATCACTAGTAACTAACTCAGTCCACTTGGAGGGTTGGAACTTTTTCGTGTATCCATCTGGCGTAGAGAGTGTGTACCACGCTCCAGCCGATGTTAACGAATCGGAACCTTTAATGGCATCAAACCAGCTTTCTTCATCGCGAATGCCGATCTCATCTGTTCCCCACAAGATACGAAAAGCACAGGAGCGACCTTGCGTACCAAATCTTGACTTTTCAAGCTTCACTTTAACTTCAGAGCCAATGCGAAAGCCTTTTTCATCTTCGATAAACGAAGATTTTGCTTTGCGACCAGTAAGCCAAACACGTAACGAATATGCATAATGCATGGCTTTCCCACCCGGTGTAATGTATGGCGTTGTCATTGCCACAATACGTGCCGTTGGTCCTTGTGGGATATTTGTCTTCAATTGATTAAGAACAATAAACGTAGCTTGCTTATCTGCTAGTGGAATAGTCAACTTAGACATTCCTTTAGCCAAAATACGTGCTTTAACAGCCATAGAAGACTGAGGGTTAAAATCGCCCTCTACATCAGAAACTGAAGGTGTGAAAGCCAACGAGTCCCATATAAAAACAATCTGTTCGTCTGTTGCTCCAAGCAGTTCTTCAATTGTCTCAAGAACAAACTCCACAGACGATGCCTGAACATACATTAAGCGTTCTAAATCACAGCCTGAGCGCTCCAAAAAAGTTGGGTCGATTGCTGATTCAGAATCAAAATATACGATAAGCTTGCCCATTTTCTGTGCGTTTGCTGCGATTTGCGCAGCCATATAGGATTTACCTGTAGATTCAAGTCCTGCTATCTCGGTAACTTTACCTACTGGGATTCCAGCAACTCGGCCTTTGCATATAATAGAATCAAGCCACCTAGAGCCTGTTGGGATCCATTCTTTAACAGAAGTGGGATTGTCGCCAGTTAGATCGTGTGCTACGTTTCTACCTGCCTTCTTATTTACTAATTTCATCAGATCTTGCATATCTACACGACCTGCTTTTGGTTTTGCTTTCCTGGCCATTGACCCTCCATAAAAAATTAAAAGCGGCAGACTTTTTACCGGCCTGCCAGCGGCTGCAGCTATTCCGTTGCGTTTGTTTCAGTAGTTGTTTCAGTAGTTGTACCAGTAGTAACTTCAGTTGTAGTTTCTGTAATGGTGGTATTAGAAACCTGTTCAGTTTCGGCCTCCACCTGCGGCACTACTTCGGCTTCTGAAACCTCTTGTGGATCGTACGAGCAGGTCCCATAAGCGGTTGCAACAACTATTGCTCCCCCCACCATGGTTACTCTAACTCTCCAACTGGCCCATGCGGCCTTTAACCAATCTAACATACTATATCTCCTTCATTGGTAAAAATATGGCAGAGTATTTTCACTCCCGCTCTGCCATCGGTCTCACAAGAGCCTAGTTACTTTAGCCACTCATTAGTTCATCGAATGCTTGGTCAACACTGCTCTTACCGTTGGCAGGACCATATTTGGCTGTTTCTGACGAACGGCCTTCTGCTGATGTATCACCAGAAAGCTGCTCGTCCAAGATAGCACCGACTTGCTGGGCACTAAGACGTTCGAAAAGTCCGTCAAAGTCTGGCATGCGATCAAGGAGGGCGGGGATCGCTTCTGCGTCTTCCAACAAGGTGGATGTGTTACGGCGCATCTTGAGGCTCGTTTGTGGATATGCACCAGGCTTGTTTGGCTTGGTGTATGTAAGGGTGATATCGGTTCCCTCCTTGGAATCTGTGATATCACCATACTCTGGGTCGAGGATATATCCAAGAAGAAGCTCATAGGCCTGCTTACCGTAGCCATAGACCTTGATACCTTCTTCTTCTCGACCTCGAACAACGACTGGTGAGAAGTAGCGGGTTCGCACAAAAAGGCTTTTTGCAAGCTTCTTGCTCTCGTCGTCATTGTTGTCAACTCCTTCACGCCAAAGTGAAGAAGCGAATTCGCAAATTGGGCACTCTTCCCCATAATTACGCTTGGGGCAAAGAACACCGCCCTTGTGCTCACCCACATTATAGTGGAAGAACATTTCCTTCAAGGGGTCGCCATCGTTGGTCGGCACAATACGAATATCAGTGTCGCCCTCATCTGGCTTGAACCAAACAGACGTGCTGTCTTTCGTTCCCTCGCCACGAAGTGCGGCAAGTTTTTTTCTCATTAGTTCCATATTAATTGACATTAGTTTTTTCTCCTATTTGTTTGTAAAGTATACTGTGCGTTCCACAGCATCTAATGTATCACTCTTGCTCTAGCTTGTCAAGAGTTTTTTTGGTTTGTACTACGTTAGTATGGGCAACGCAGAACCCAAAATCGTGATAAGGTGTTTCATAGATTGCATAAGAAATTTTGCGAAATGCATTTTTAGGCTTTTGCTTCAGCATGTCAACAATTTTCTTGTGTAATCCTCCCTCGGTTTCTAATCTTTCTGTATTGATAGCTAAATAATAGCACAGTTCTCTCGGAGTGTCAAGGTTAAAAAACCATTTTTCCTCAAGATTTTTCATATTAAGCCCAGCAATCGCTCGAATACGATTAATTTCTGCTGGCTTTGATACTTGGCCAATCTCTGGCTCTGAATGAATAAAGTAATTTAAATGATGAATAGCTGAAAAAATAAAATTATTCAATGATGCGTAATAGGTTTTAATATTCAAGTCGCCCAATGATTCCTCAATATGTAAATTTGAAATAACCGTAATTGAATTTAAAAGTCCAGATCTGGCATACTCCTGTAGGACTCCAAACGTTGTATTTTCAACAAGAACTGGATATCCAGTTAATAACTCTGTGTCTGGTTGAATGTAAATTAAGTCAATCTTTTTATCTTTGATTTGTTCTAAAATACCAAGAGTGTAATTGGAACTAAAGGAACCCCCCATAACAAAAAATTGAATGTAATCACTTGAGTCCTTAAAAAATTTTTCAACATTTGGAATATTTTGCTCATATTCTTCAGGTACATCATAGTTCTTTAATTTAAATTCATATTTGTTGTTTTTTGAAACACTGGAGTTTAGCTTATACACTTTATATTGTTTAATATCAGCGAACAATTCAGCTATCGCAGAAGCTGCATTTCCGAGACCCACTATTGAAATCATAACTTTAACTCTTTGAGGTTATAAGCATCTTTGCCAGCACTAACTGATGCCATGAAGCCGTCTTCAAATATTTCCTTTATATCACCAATCATCTCTCGATCATCATCGCAATAATCCAAAACAATTTCATCATGAATTATGTGAGACACATAACTTTTGTGACCTTCGAGCGCTTGGTCAATTTTTACCGCTTTATCCAAAACTCGATCAGCAGTAGCACTTTGTATAAGATAGTTAAATGCCTTTCTTTGCTCGACTTCAATTTGTCGTCCGTACGGCGTTTTAATAAAGGTGCCGTCGTACCATTTTTGTAACAAAGTTTCACGATCATAAAAATCAGTCTTAATATCATTTGAATCGGGATCGTAAAGCCACGCAAAAAATCTAACCTTGCATTCATCACGTGTTACATCTTGTTCAAACAAATGTTTTGCATTCCACTCATGTATATCTTCCTTTGGCTGCGCAACGCCTTGCAATTCGAGTAGTGTGCGTACCTCCGCACCATTGTAATCTAATGCAACGAACAGATCGTTATTGGGCTTTATAATCTGTCTGATTTCTTTTTTAACAGTTAACATAGGAAAAGAATTTTGTTTTGTTGTAAGACGGCCTGTCACTGTACCAAACAAATCATAGTCAATAAAATTTTGGTTTGCTATCTTTTTAATCTTAGTTCGCATGGGCGTTGAAGTTAATAAATGCTTGCAGTCGCTAATCTCAATATTTAAATTCTGATAACGTATTTTATGAAGAAGTTTTTGAACGGCGTCTAAATGATCGTAGTTTTTAGGTTTTGCAAAGTTATCAAAAACGTGTTCAGTAACTTTATTTTTAATTTCACAAAATTGTAGTAAAAAATCATGCGGGATCAAATCATAAATGCAATGATCACGCAAATTTATTTTAGCAATCTCAAAAGATTTTACATATGCGCGGGCCTTTTTTTGAGCGTTCTGTAATTCCTCTACCAATTCCGCAGGGCAACACTCAACAAGCTCTTGACCGCCCGCATAAAGCCAACCATACTCAACTGTTTCATCACATATAGAACCACTATATTTCCAAGTCTTGGTAAGTCCTGTTGGTATGTTTTTGAAGTCAAGTTTTCCGTTAGCGTATATGCCGATGCATTCATTTTTATCGTCAATAGCCTGAAAAATCATTCCCACCCTCTTCCACTGTAATGTTGGATATCTTGCCTTTTTGAAAATCTTCAAGGCGGCGTTTTCTTTTACCTTCTCTAATATATCCTAAAGAGCCTTCAATGTCAAATGTTTTATTTATTTGTGACTCTAAAAATTCAAAAAGGTGATTTAAATTAGGGTTTGCGTTAAAATGATCAAGCTGATCTTTTACAACTCTATTGCACATTTCGCCGCTTAAATCAGGCATCTCTTCGTAAAGACGTATTTTGGTATATATCTCAACAAAATCATTATCGCTAAACTGTTCTTTAAATTGTTGGAAAGTGTATCGCTCTGGCACAGTAGCACTTTGCACAATAGCACCAGTATCATCGCACACCACTAAATCGATGTACTCTTGTCTAATCAAATTGTATAAATCAAACATTGTTTTTTTAAAAAATGAAAAGTTATATCTTGACGAATTTGCATAATAATATGCCAATGTTTTATCTGCGGAATTTGTTTCGATATACTTTGACGTCATTTCTAAAACACAATCTGCGTTTAAATCAATTACAATCCTCCATGGTATATTTAAGTCTACCATAAATCCGTACGAATCGCAAGTATTAACAAAAAAATGCCAATTTGGGCTTTTAACGAATGTGTTAATTTTGTCATCATCGTTTATATAATCTGAGTCGGCTATTTCAATAGCGAGCCCAGTAGACATTATTGAGCAATTCTTGCTTTTCAAAAATCCAGTGAATGTTAGTGGTTGATATTTTACTACTTCTTTAAGAATCGGCATTATTGCTGTGACCATTTGTTTAAAATTAGTTATCCGCACGCCTTCTTGCAATAACAACCCTGCCATAGAATTGAAAAACTGAACTTTATATGTCTGATACAGCGTAAGGGGGTCCTCGTATGCTTTATAAGCTTTTAAATTAGTTAAGAACGGATCATTTTCATTTATAGTGCCGTTTTGTGCGCATTTTTTAAATTGGTCGACCATAGCATTGAATAGATCTACCACAAAGTTAACTGCAACTGGGGGAGTTGGTTGTTCTTCATAATATGCTATGTTAGTTAATTTATCTTTGGTAACTACTATAGGCACAAAGTTTCTATTAATTTTACCATATAAAATCTTTTCAGCACCATCCATTTGAATTATATTATTATGGTTTTGTGCTTTTAAGTATTCTCTATAAACAGTCCTTTTATTAAAAAGGCGCATTGTGCTCTCGCCATTTGTTTCAGCAAAATATTGTGACATATTATGGCTTCTCCATTTCAGTTATTCTGTTGTCGATTGTACTTTGGCAAGATGGGTCTGGCTCTCCAGATTCGATACCGGTGCCACCTTCCGCTGGGGGGAAGTCATTGTGTAAATTAGCCACCCATTTAGCGGATATTTGCGATGATGCTTCACCCATCGCAAATTTGTGTGTGGAGCGTATTATCATATAATAACCTCCAATTCCAACTTGTGATAAATCAAAATTAACTTTTTTGCCGTTTTTATCCACTGTTTGCGGTGGCAATCTAGCAAAACTAGGATCAAAACCAGCAGGTGGAACATATATGTACATTCCAGGATATGTGTTTACGTTTGCGTATGAAGTAATATCTAAATCGTAAACAACTCTAAGTTGTGAAAGCCCATCGTATCCATCTTGCTCAAATCTAACTTCGGCTAATCCCTTTGATGTTGTTTTTTGCAAATTAATTTCTTTTATCAGGCCACGATCGCGACCCAATAAATAATGAAAAACACCATTTGCGCTGTCTGCTTCTCTGTTTGGAACACTGCCATGGGCTGAAACTCTGGCGGCATAAAAAACCATATAATTGATTTCATTTGAAAGAGGCGGATAATTAGAAAATTTATTATTTGGACGGCCTGAAACATTTAGTATCGGCCCTAAATTGCTTGAGTCTCCATTTACAATAGTTCCGTCAGCATTTAAGCCTCTGTGATCTTGTACTACAGCGTCTGCCATATTTAATTTTGTTGGATTACCGCCGTATTCGAGATTCTTCATTGCTTTAGCTTTTCTTCTAAGTAAATAAGTAATTTCGTCAAGGCCACCATATTCAGGCGCGGAATATGTTGTTAGGGTGGCTTGGTTAACTCTAACCTTTTGTTTTATGTCAAAATAAAAACACCTATTGTTATTTAAAAATTTAGTTACCAAATTGTTCATAAGTTGATTCAAAAACGCTGATAAAGAATAAAACACCTCGTCTTTTGACAACACTTTACCTGCCACCCACTCTAAAAAATATTTTACAGAAATTGGCAAATCTCCAAAACTAACAAATACTGAAGGATGTCCTTTCTCAAAATTGCTGTGATGTGCCAACTCGATAGGTCCTAGCAATAGCCTAAATCTTTTTAAATTTTTCTTGTATTTTTCAAGATCTGCCATGCGTTTGTTCCAATCATCAATATGAATTAAATCTTCGCTACTGTCAGATGTAGTTGTTAAATCTTTTTTATTTTGGTCCTTTTTATACTGTTCAGACAATTTTTCTAATTCAAGTTGAATGTTTTCTAGCACAACATCAATTAAATCACTTAAGTAAAAAAAGCTCAACTCATTACTTTGTGGCGATGCAGCAAAAAGTGCAGCTTTAAGTGAGGCCTCGGAAGCCTGCTCATCAGTGTTTCCTTGCTGTTGACTATATGCCGCAAAAGCATCATTAATAATTTCCTGTTGAACTTCGTCCCTGTCAGAATCACTAAGCACAATATCATCTTCAGAATTTGAGATTACGTAATCCTCATAAGCATTATATGGCCCATCGGCAATAAAGTTTTGTATTTTTTCGTAATCAATATTAATGTAGTATATTTTTTTCTTTTGAATCATTGCTCTCATCAAAGAACTTAATGAGTCGTTGACTTCTTTCTGTACTATATCTTTGTATTTCTGATTTAAGTCTTGTATTTCTTCAGCAGATGAGCACTTAGAGCGAATGCGCGCCATTTGCATGCGACGTAATTCTCTTTGCCATCCTACTTTGCCTGTTGGGTCAGCAAAAACATTAAACCCTCTGTCATCGAAAAAATCGTCTATATAGGCAAGATAATTAATCTCAAAAGTCACTGCGCCAGTTTGATCGAATGCAAAATTATGAATTGTTGGTGTTAAATTAAGAGTTACATATGAATTGGATAATACAGATTTCAATTTATTTTTTTCATCAGCACTTAACCCAGGAATATCGCCTTTTGGCATTGACCATCCCACAACTGCTTTTAATCTGAAATTTAATTTTGCTAAATTTGCATTTTCATCAAATATCTTTTGATATTTTTTAGCTAATGAGTTATTGTTGCTAAACTTAGAAAAAGTTTTTAATGCCAAATCAATGTAGCGATAATTTTTGTTTGGACCTGCTGATAGGCTACCATTTTTTACTCTAGTTGTTTCGCCCTTTCTCTCAAGAAAAAGTTCCTGGAACGTTGCCGCGTGTAACACTAATTTAGCTTTGATACTTTTTTTATATGAAAATGGGTTACTGCCATCATAAGTAAATTCAAACTCTTTTAAACCGACACCAGCAGACCTCGTTCTTCTGCCGAGAAAAACATCTGATAATTCTGCTTGGGTGAATGCAGAATTAAATTTCATTTCTACTTCAGTTTCTAAATCAGTATGTTCGTTATCATCCATTTCTTCACTGTATTCTACTTTAAAAAGTCTTATCATTGGTTGTAATGCTGAAAGTTGGTGATGAGGTATATCTATTAATGCTGCATAATTTGGTGATTGTGTAAGTTTGTTTATAAACCCAAAAGAGTCGCCATTCATTTGTAATGAAGCATTGTATGTGCTCTGTGCTGCAAAATCTGTTTGATTGACCTCCAAGTCTTCAATATTGCAATAAGGTAGTCTTTTGGTTACTCCTGAACTGTTAATCGCTGTAAGGTTATCGTCTACGTGTTCGAGTTTTTTATTCTTAAATTCTGCAATTTTTGCCGCATAAGCAAGCAAAAAGCATTGTTCCTTAAACAGTTTTTTGTCTTCAAGTGAGCCAAAACCAATATCGTCCAAGTCTGTATCAGCTAAATTTTCCATGGCCTGATTAAAAGCTTCCTGGGCAACATCGTCATCCAACACTTCTGCCGCTTCGGGAATATTGTTACGCAGATCATCAATAAAATCGTCAAAATCGTCTTTTGCGTCCTTAATGTCTTCAGCACAACGTTTAATTTTATCAAGAAGAGATTTTAAGCTTGGTAAAAGGCTAGTGCCTCCTGAAACTAAAAACTGCTTAAGAGGTCCCTCGGGCAATTTATTCACTGCAGGGGTGCAAAAATCGTCAATAAACCCTATTAGTCCTGGCGCTGAATCAAACCCTTTTCCAGCAAGCCCCACTGTGCCTTTAGCTGGTTCCCCATAATATGTTAAAATTGCTTGCGCTTTGTTGAATAAAGCTGCTGATGATCCGTCCGCACCGCCAGTAAACGCGGCGACTTCAGATTCGGTTGGTAAATATTGCATCAGACCTTGTTCTAGAACGTTATGAAGGCCCACCAAGAAAGAGGCGTATAAATGCGGTATATCACCCAGAGGTATAGGGCTTGGCTGGCTTATGTCTCCGTAAAATTCTGGTGTTTTCAGTGATTGTCTTGCCTCATCACTAATTAAAATATGATCATATTGAGAAATCTCGCCTCCCACTCTCAAATAGTCAGGCACACTAGTAGGCGGGTCTGTTGTGATTAATAAATTAGTTGCGTTGCCCACTCTGCCATAATCAATCGCTGGGGCCCCTTCGGTCATGCCAATTTGCTCAAGCGCTCTAAGTTGTGCAGCCTCTATCGATTCTTCGTAAGAAGCAACCTGTTCTGCAGCGCCTGGAATTCCCAATGCGGCGGCTTGTCTTGCTTCGTTTATATCTGAAGCAGGCCCAACAGTTGGAGCATACTGGTTAATTGGCGCCCTTCCTCGTAATGTGTTGGCATCAAAATTATTAAACATGCCTGCTTCTGGATCGGAAGCTCCCTCAAAAAACAAATCAATTGCTTGTTGCAGCATAACTCTTGCGTTTTTTAAATTTTCTGCGCATTCCATTGATGCTTGTTTTGCTATGCTGCCTGCTTTTTGAACATCCTCTTTAACTATTTCTAGAAGTTCTGCTGCTCTATAGTCTTGCCATGCCTTATCTAACGTGTCTTGTACGTGTTGGCTACCGCCGTCGCAACCTGCTGATATAAAGGCCTGGTCGATAACGTCTTCGTAGGCGCCGCGAATCGTCGCGGGACCGACACGGTCGACTGGAATACCTAGGTGTTCAGCGTAGGTTTCGTCAGTGATGCCAATGGCCTTCTGTACATCCGTGCTCGTCGTCGAGCCGTATTGCTTGATAGCAGTTCTGTAAGTCTTGGAGAAAGCGGCGCATTTAGGTCCGAAGAAACGTTCGACATTTCCGTATTTCCAATCGGCTTCTGTTGTACCGCCATCAAGCTGTTCAACTCTTTCTTTAAAGGCAGTTTCGTATTTTTCCTTAATTTCTTGATCTGACATATCTAAAATGTTATCAGACATTAATATACTCCAAGGGCCATCAGAACTTTTTCTAAGTTTAACGGAATGACAATAGCATCTCCGTTTTGAATATCGGCTTCTGTTGGCAATCCGTTATACCAAGCAATAACCCACCAATATTCTGGATCATCGTAATATTTGTGTGCGAGATTATAAAACCTGTCGCCATACTTCCATATATGGGCGGTTGTTTTTAAAGAAGCTCTATCCAACATTGTTGGGTGGCGCATAACTACAGTTGACATATGAGAAATAGACTTTGTGTTGCCTCTTTTCTTTCTAAGAAATTCATAAAATTCAGTGCTATTATCTAAAATTTGCGATCTTGTGTATCTTGTAGACATTTATAAACTCCTTAATCAATGAACTCACTCAAAAAAGACCCATAGGCTGCTTCTTCAGATTTAGTAGCTTCATCAGGATACGGTCTTGCATTAAATGGTTTCTTGTCTTTTACGGCGGCGCTGCGCTCAGAGATCTTGTTTTTTCTTCTTTCGCCTTTTGCTGTTAGTTCGTATTCTATTTTGCCATCTACAACTCCGCCTGCAATTAGATAGCCAGCAGCTATGGCGTTTTTAATCATTTGTTCTTTCTTTTCTCGCTCTTCATCAGCCAAAAGTTTGTCAATTTGTTTTTGAACCGCGGCTTGGGCTGCAAGTGCTTGGTTTAGATCCAATTGGGCTTGGGAGCCAGCTGCGTTAGAATCATTTACGTTTATTCCATAAGGAAACAATCTATCGTTGAAGGCGTTTTTTTCCCATCCAAGTGTATTTTCGTGTATAACATCAAAATCAAGTGTTACTTCAATTGCTTTTGGAATTATAACACCATCTGCTAAAATAAAAGAGCCCATTTCTAAGTTGTCTATGTTATGATTAACACTCACATTTCTAATAGCCCCTAGCAAACCTTGGCTAGCAGCGCCATGCGACAAAGTTTTTTGAGCTTGTTTGTGGTGTTTAAGATTGCCTACTGCGGGCGGTTCCGGAAGGCCCGAGAACGCATTTACCACTGGAACTTGTGATTGGCGAATCATATTCATTATTCTCATCCTAATTAACGGAGACTGCGATACAGTTAAAGCGTTATCGACGTCTTCATATGTCGGATACAAAAAGGATAAAAGTTCTTGTACTTTACCTAAATTTTCAAATGCTTCGCCTTCAGAAGAAGCTGGTATGATTAATGACAAAGTTATGCTTCTTGTTGTTTGTTTAAACATTCTAATTGGATCAGTTCGTCCATAAACGGATTCAGAATTCCAATCGCTACTAAAGGTTTCATTAAAAGCATTTATAAATGATTTAAAGTGCACATAGTTGCTTGTCGGAACATGAAAAAATGATACAGCAAACCCCCTGTTTGCAAATGCATCCGATCCATCACTATAGTAAACTTTAGTCGCGTTAATAGCGTTACCCTTCGCATCGATGCCGCTTTTTAATTCATCAAGAGTATATTCTGCCAAGTGTCCAACTTGGCCCGTTTCAGGATCACCATTTTCTTTTACTAAGCTTGCAAATTTGTTAGTGCTGTAATAATCTTTTATGCCCATTTATATCTTTACGACAGTATTTTTGATACTGTTGTTTTCCTTCTCTGTATAATATTAACTACTGCTTCCTCAAAAAGTGGTGTATTAAATTTAACTTCTACTTGTCCTGTAACTTCTGTTTTTGTTGCTGCTTGAGCACCACCAGCACCTGCAACCCTTGTCATGCCGAGAGCAGCGCGAGCGCCTGCCGTATTGGCTGCGCGTGCTGCCGCGGCTGTGGAGGTCATTGTTGTAGTGAACGCAATCGATCTTTCGACGGGAATATCGTCCATTGCGTCTGCAATTTTTCTTATGGCTTTTACTAAGGCGTCTATCGCACTAACGTTGATATTTGACAATCCAGTAGCAAATTCTGCAATTGCTTCTAAATCTTTTGTCGCTATAAATTTTAGCGCTAAACCAAACGCCAACATACCTGCACCAACCGCAACAAAACCAAGTCCTGCCATTGCTAAAAACGGACCCGCGATTGCTAAAGCGCCTACTAAAGCACCAAATGCAATTGCCTTGTCAATACTAATAGAATCAAACATAAGAGCCATACCAGCACCCATAAGACCAACGCCTGCTGCAGCAACAAACACAGAACCAGCTAATGTGGCTATAAATGCGCCTGCAATTAATAAACCTGGGGCCGAAGCAACTGCCGCGGCGCCTAGTGCCGCCATACCCGTGGCTAAAATACCAAGAGCCGGCGCCAACAAATATGCACTAACAGCGGCTGTTGCAAAAACAGTCGCCATTCCTATCATTTGCTCTAAAGAAAGAGTGCTAAATGCAATTGCCAAGCCAGCAAGAGCTAAAGATACCAGACCTACTGCTACGGCCATTTGCATAAGCGGCGGATTCATTGCTTGTATACCAGGAGCAGCCCTAGGGCCGACTTGACTAACGGCATACAGGGCCGCGGCCATTCCAAACAAAGCTAACACCACTTTTGAAGGTGATGCAATACCTAGCGCTTTTGAAAGCAGGAATATGACGCCAGCTAGTAAGCCAACGTAGAAAACCGTTTTTCCCATGCCTTTTACTTGTAGTGCTTGGGCTGCAGCATTAACCTGTGTAACAACTGCGAGAACAATCATCACACCTTTATAGGTAATAAGTGCTGGAATAAGAAAATCAACATGCTTTGCGAACGTGGCAAACAAATCAACCATTCTATGCAGTAAAGGTGCCAATTTAGTGCTCTCAGCTAACACTGATTGCAGTGTAAGTGCTAGTTTCTCTTGAGCGCTTTGCACATCCAAGGCTCTTTGTTTTTCTTCAATCAGTGCTTCAGCACTTTTGTTTGTAGAGCCAGCCAACATGTCCATATTACCTGACAGCATTAGCGCTAAATCTCCTACATCGGAAAGTCCGAGTGATTCGGCGTAAAATTGCTTTTGATAATAGGACATTTCATCAAACGATAAGCCAGCGCTTTCGATAGCGTCCCTAACCATTCCAAAACGCTCAGCAGGATCGGTTGCCATCATCATATCCATGGCATTTACAAAATTGCCCCCTAAAGCTGCGTTTAGTTGGCCAGTCATTGTGGCTGCGTCTTCAAAAGTGTCAAACTTGTTCGTAATGTTTAGTACCTTATCTAATTCCAGACCTGTAATCTTAGAAATTCTTGATAATTCTTTAAATGTGCTAATCCCCTCGTTGCCAAACTTTGCTAGCGCAGGACCAGCTTTGGCAAATTCTGCTGCTAGAGCGCCTGGCTCTCGACCCAAGGCACGTGCAGTCGCCATAAGCTCTCTTTGCACTACCACAGCTTGACCTGCCGACTGTCCAAAAAGTTTTGTTGAGTTCTGTATACCTTTGGAGAAATCTTCTTGTGCAACGCCTAATTCTGCTAATACGAGTGCATTTTCAGTTATTATATCTCTTTGATCTTTGCCCAACATTGTAAAGTCAGTGAATGTTGTAGCCATTTCTTGTTGCATTTTGGTCGCATCTTCAATACTTACGCCTAATTCGACCATAGCGTGGTATTGTTCTTCGATTGATTGCGTATACGCGGGACCAAGCTGCATTTGGCGCTCAAAGCCTTTTGTAAGGTTATCAAACTCAAAAACTGTTTTTACCATAGCAGAAAAAAGTTTATCCATAACCCCAGTTACTGGTGACATGGCGCTTTTAAATTTCTCGGCATTTTCGGCAACGCCTTTCATATGATGAGCTAACTTTCCAATGCCGCTCAGAGATTCTATTTTTTTGAGTTCTTTTCTCTGTGTTTTAATTTTCTTGTTTGCTTCTTCAATTTTATCAACTTGATCTTGAAGTGCAATTGCCTGCTTTCGCATTTCAGGCGTAACTTGTTCGCCTTCAAGCGCAGCTTTAGCTTTTATTAATGTAAGCTGAGATTCAAGTTTTGCTTGAGCAGCTTCTAATTCAGCATTGGATAGTGCTTGTTTATGAAGTAAAGTTTCTGCAGTTTCTTTACGTTTGGCTGCTGTAGCTTCTTGTTGAGAAGCAATTCGCTCTTCTTGTTCCGCAATGTTTGCAATAGCCTTTACGCGGGCCTTAAGAAGCTTCTGGTCTTCGGCTAATCGGTCACCCTGGTTTTTAAGTCGGCGCGCTGTTCTTCCTTCGGCTTCTGCTTGTGCTTCTTTAAGTTTAACAAGATCTTTGTTAAGTTGCACCAATCTTTCAATGTCTGATAATTTATCTTTATCGGCCATGAAAAGCCCTCACTTTTATATCAATAATTAGTTATAAATAAAAAAAGACAGAGTGGTTAACTCTGTCAATCGCCAATGAATCTCTTAAGGTCTTGCGGCATGGGTGGCGAATTTTGTGCAGTAAGCTCTGTAGAGCCGCTACCGCCCCCATTATGTGCTTTTTCAATGGCTTCTTTTTCAGCTTCTAGCTGTTTTATTAATCTTTGAACAAACCAGTCTCTCAATCCAACTGGTAAATTGTATGCTTCCGAAAATGACCAGCCTCCACTATATTTTAAGAAGAAAAACTGCTCATATACGTTTTCCATGTATTCATCGGTCAGGCCAAAAAAAGTCCGCGGTGAGCGGCACCTCCAAATCTTGTTCATGACCGCATTCAATGCACTCAAAGTGTTGTACCATGTCAACGTTCGGAGTAGCCAGCTTGTATACAAGACGCAAATGACGCGAATCGCTTGTTGGCATATTATCAACAACATAATTGATATTTTTTTGCTCTGTGTCTCCGTTGACAGCTACAATGATATGTTTAAGCTGTCTAGTGACTGCATTTTCGTCCATTTTACGCTTGCGAGCATTTTCTACTTGATCAAGCAATATTCTCTCATCAGAGCCATTTAGAAGCCTAAAAGTAGCTTCAACTTTTGTGCTTGGGAGAATTGTAGTGAAAGTGCCATCATCATTTGGCGTTGCATCTTCAGGTAACAAACCTTGTCCATGATAAGTATCTAAGCCGCTCAAGTTAAAATTACACTCTTGAGAGGTGCTACAAGCGGGACAGGTTACGTTTGTTATATAATCGCTTCCATAGCCTGAAACTCTTGCTGCTATAATAATAGCGTTCCTATCTCCCACCAAAAGAGAAGTAGGTTTAACGTTTTTATCCATAATAACACTGGAAATAACACGTTCAATCGCGATTCCCTTTTTAAGAAGAGATCTTGAAGTAAGAATATCTTCTTCTTTGGCCGTCATTTGCTTAATCTCAATCGTTTCTTGATTGTGAAGCGGATGGTTTGGTGGATAAAACAAACCTTTTGACGGAAGCTCTACAAACTCAGTTGGGACAACAAACGAAAATCCCACGTTTTCTTGTAGAGCCGGTTGTGGCGGGCCTGTATCTTCTGGAGTTGGCTGACCCATCCTGTCTCTATTTCGTGACAATGTACACCTCTATTTTAAAGTATTTTACGATTTGAAGAACTCGCTACCTTGATTAAGTGTGGCGACTGATTTACCTTGTGGTGTTTCAACTCTCGCCCAGTCATACTTAAGGGTAACTGAAAGTTCTGTTAAGTTTTCATCACCATAAGCAAGTGTGTCTCCAAACTTGAGATCTGTGATGAATGCGTTCCAAAGTGTCCAAACTTCTAAGTCATTACCTTCGGCGTCAATTTGAGTGATGGTAACTGAACCAAGAGCATTAACGGCTGTTGCCTTGGACATTGTTTGAAGGCTATTAGCATTTGTGGGTGGCCTATAGCCTCCTTCTTGAACAATAGCAGCCATAGTAGCGGTCATATCAGGATCGTTTGGATCAACCATAGTAATTGTGATATCATTCCAAGTAACAGAGCCTGGATAGTAAAAAGTATGATTCAAATACTTGTGCTCTGCGGCAGAAATTGCAAATGATGGTTTAGCAGCAGTTTTTGCAAACCAAAGTGATGGGCCGTCTGGACCTTGAATTCCTTGAAATTCTATTCTAAATCGAAAATTTCTTTTCGGGTCCTTTATGGACGCTTCTAGACCGTGATTTTGTGACCAAAATGCCATTGTTGGGGTTCTCCTGTTAATCTATAATATATAGTTGCGCGGCTCGAAAAGAGCCGCGACTTTTATTAGTCTTCAAATGATGCGCCTGTTGAAGCAATTACGAAGTCAATCGCAATGTACTCGATAGCGCGTGCTGGCTTAACCATAATCTTAGCATACATAATGTTTTGATCAATTAAGTCAGGGGTCGTTGTAGTTTCATCGAGAATAAGTTTATAATCGGTGATACCGTACTGTGTTTTTACCGTTGAAAGGAATGGCTCGACAAGTCCCTTGAAGCGATTCCACGTGGTTTGTACATTTTGTTCGAAAAGAACTTGAGTTGAAAGAATCGAGATTTGCTTCTTTAGGAAGATAACAAGTCTACGAACATTAATTCTATCAAGCGCCGACGCTCTTTCTTGGAGTGTTTTCTGTCCAAATACCACAAGTCCAGTAGACGGGAATGAGGCGATTGGATTAATCTTTGCTTCATAAAGAACATCTCTATCTTTCGAAGTAAGTCTTTCAGTCACGTTTGTGATTGGTATACCTGCCGCACCATCGGATAAACCACCGCGGTTAAATCCTGCTGGAGCGAACCAAAGGTGCGAACGCGCTTGCGAGGACGCAAGTACACCCATCATTGCAACACTTGGCGGGATCCAAACTAGTTGACTGGTTGGTTCATCAAGTGTTTGCACCCATGGGTAGAATGTGGCACCGTATGATGTGTCAAGTCTTCTATTCTTGAGAGCATTGGCAACGGCTTCTGCGCCAGCACCTAGACGGCCCGAGAATGTAGAACTATATGACTCATGATTAGGAGTATAAATTCCTGCCAAGTCTACAAGCGACATAGCGTCACCTCTATCTTCGCAAACGTTTGTCATGTGTACCGTAAGTGCATCAGAAGTAAGCCCTGGCATAGTCAGCAAGTTCATGTCGACTGATTCAGGGTCCGCAACTGTATCAATTGCTCTTCGGACTGTAAAGAATGCTGAACTGTTTCTTTCGGTTTTTGTTGAGTCCATCAGAGAACTTGCGAATGGGTCGGGCTTCATAACATCTAAACCATCAAACCCGCCAAAGAACGGGGCAGTAAATCGGTTAACGCGCTGATCAAGCAATCTTTCGTAAGATGCAGAGCTATAGGAGTCTCCTTCCTTGTGCGAACCTGATTCATAATAGAATAAATGGTTAGCGCCGCTTTCTTCTGCCCTGATATCGTTAAGAGTAAAGATATAAGAGAAACCTTGCACGCCGTCAACAGCTGTTACGGTATTATCAACAGTTTGTGCCATTCTAGAATCTAAAAGGCGATGCATATCAGCGACAGAATCGTCATGACGTGTCGTATCTTTAGACCTTGTGTTCATAAATCCGTAATATGCATTTTTCTGATCTGACAAGCCGCCGTCAGAGCCACTAACTCTAAGTCTGTCAATTGGAAATTCAAACGAAGCGTTAATTCGAGGCGCCTCGACACCAAGCGCATCACCTATCGACATGAATGGGAATGCATTTCGGAACTTCTCGCCGCGAGTTGCTTCGAGCAACGCATCGCCTGTGGTTTTTGAAGGCGTTCCGAAGGCGCCTGAAGGCAATCTCACCATAGAAGTGGCTGGCACGGTGCAGCAAGAGCCGCCTGCAGAGTTGGAAATAAAGTTCACGCTTCTGTAGCGTGGAGGACCATAATAACCGAATGGTATGAGTTTTGTGTTGGTTGCCCCAGCTTCAACTTCAGTGTTCATATCAACGTAAACATATTTAGACATATTTGGATATGAACCGTATCTTCTGAGTTTGCGCTCTTGATTGTTCCACTCATGATAAGTATCACCAATTTTTCTGGCAACATAGTTAGGGGAAGCAGGGTTCAAGTTACAATTGTCAAAACGTTCCAGAACAATAACTCTATTATCTGTATCTTGAAGTTGTCGAATCACAACAGAGAACGTTCCAAAATCATCAGTTGTAGAGGTCGATTGTCTAATTTTTTCAATCGAAACTTTGCAGTTTTTCTGCAACCATTCTCCGTGGCCGCGGCCAATAAGACGGAAAAGCTTTTGTGCATCTTCTGCAACATAAGTGCTTGGATCGCCGCTTAAATCTTGACCGATAAACCAGCCTGCTCTTGCTTCTTGCGACGGCAAACGCCTTGCATGTGGGCCTGTGGTTATTGATGATGATAATGCTAACGGATAAATAACCCCTAAAGCAGCCGCATCAACCAAGTTTTTATCTCGTAAGGTTAACTCATAAGATTCGCCCAGCCAGTATGGTTTGTGAGCCGTAGAATCGTAATAAGTGCCAGCATCACTTGTTAATGCAGGGTTGGTATTAAATTTGTCTCTAATAAAAGAGTCTTTGTTATCGTTGAAACCAAACTTAATAGTTTCATCATAAGTTCCGCCCGAAGACTTAATATTAACTGTGAACAAATTGTTGGAGTCAGTTTTTAAAAGCATTCCAATGCCGCTGTTATCTGCGGTACCGCTGCCGGCGAGGAAGGATCTGTCAGACCAGTAAGCGCCTGAAAGTTGAACTTGCGCGCCTGAATTACAATACCAAACGGCTGCTAATGATCCCGTTCCTGGAGTTGTTGCCGACTCAGAAACATAAGTGGAATTTGGGAACACGAACAGACCAAATGCGCCACCTTGCGAAGCAACAGCAGCAGCATCAGCGGTATTTGAAGTGTCCCAGCCCGCTTTGCCTGCGGTCTCTGCCTGTGGGTGTTCTGCTCCCAACAATCTAATGTAGGTAAGAGGGGCTACATTAGCTGCTAAGAAAGCTTTTGATGCGTATGTACCATACATTGGTGAGTTGAAGTTACCTCTTCTGGTAACATCGCCACCTTGATTACCTGGCACTGTGTCTCCGAATACTTCTACAAATTCAGAATAAGACTGAACTTTAATCGGCTGCAAAGCCAATCCTCTTGTGGCGCGGCCAATTACAACTGGGCCGATTGCTTCCGAAGAGCGTGGACGAAATGAATTATCAATTTCATTAATGAACACTCCAGGAGATACGAACTTAAAACTTTTTACTGACATGTTGTGAAACCCTCTTTACAATTTTGTATTAATTGATGTCCTCAATCATACTTTAAATAGTATTTTGGTTTTCAAAAGGATATTCAGAAACCAAGAAAAACACCATATCATGTCCTGAAGTGTTTTTAAAAGTCTATTAAGCCACTTGGTAGCGTCGTTTCGGTGGGAAAGATGTATTCAACTGTATTTTCGTCAACTCGTACAATTGGTCGATCATCGTTAGGGCCCTCACCTATTAAGTACCCTAAAACTCTTATAGAAATCTCGGTATTAAACTCTCTTAAATCCTCATTAAGATTACTTAAGTTGTTGTTATGAGTAAAGTTTTGGTCAATAAAAACTTCATAAATGTGACCATTACGATTCAAAACAAAAGCGTTAATTTGGCCTGTTCTGGCTATAAATGGTGTTAAAAGCTCATTCATACTTTGTTGATATTCAGTTTTAAGTTTGATCTTATATTGTACATTAACATAAACAGGAATTGGTACAGACAACGTTCTAATGACTATTTTTTTGTTATTTCCTGGGAAAAATTGCTGTCTTTTACCGCGAGTATTGGTTCTAGTTCCTGAAGCGATTGCAAAATTTTGAGTTTTATCAGGAACTATTTGTTTTGCAATAACAAAGCGTCCAGATCTGCCGTTTTTATCAACCGAAAATGTGTGCGCTTGAAATGACCCTTTTTGTTCAGGATTTTTAACTATATTTGTTCTTTCAATGCTTATTAAAGGTAACTTTAAGGTATTATTTTCATCACGCAAGTTTTTTTCATTCTTAATCTGGTACGCTCTTTCGGGTACTTGCCAAAGAACAGGCACTTGTACACGACCCTCGTTAGTATTACAAAATAAATTTAGGTCTTTTTTTAACCACGAAGTAATTGTATAATCTATATCTTCGATAGTCGACGAATACATTCCAATCTCTTTAAGAGTAAATTCACTTGAACCTTCAGGTAATAACGCAAAATCAAAATTATCAGGAAGCATCGAAAAGGCCCTTTCTTGCGCGCTTGCAAGTTGCAGAAATCTCAAAAGTTTGATCAACTTGACCAAAAAGCTTGCGAGGTTGAGATAGTTTTACAATCTCATAGTAAATATCGCCATAAAGAACAAAATCACCTTCTCTAACAAATACATCTTGATCTTGCTCCAAACGACGCTTATGAAAGTTAACCGTTATTTGAGAAATCTTATCAATCCCAAACCCTTCTAAGTAATTTGTAGACTCATCATCAAACTTAACCAGAGCATACACACGAATTGGAGGCAAAAAAGTTTTTTGAATTGCCTCGCCGTACATATTATGAAAATTCGTTGTTTGCATATCAATTGGATAATACAATATTTGCTGACCAATGACTTTTTCTACAAGCTCGTCATTGACTTGTTTTACTAAGTCACGCTCTTTTTTACCTAAAAAAAGCGGTGGTGGCGGTGCATCTGGTTTTTTCCATTCATCACCCATTTATATTACCCCACATAAATTCCAAGAGGACTAATTTTAAGAACGTTGGTAGCTGCATCGGAAAGTTCTTGATCTTTCTTAGCCAATTCAGGGTATTCGACCTCTTTAAGTAATTCGGTAAGCTTTTCTCTAAGCTGTTGCTGTTCTTCTTTAGCCTGTGAAAGAAGTTCTGAGTGATTTAGTGTCACACTTTCGCCAGGTATCGGCATTGTAGTAAATTTACCTCTAATTTGGCCCAACATTTCTTTACAAAGTGCAAGAGAGTATTTTCTTATCCACTGCATACCCATCGAATTAATGTTCTTAAACGGAAGATTGTCGAATGGCACTGTGTTAATATTGTTTACACCCTCAACGCCAGAATTGTACGAACCAGTTTCAAATGGCTGTTGATCGATATAAAACTTAAACCATATTTCATCTGCGAGATGATCAAAGCCAAAATTAGATGGTGTTGGAAATAGTCTTAAATTGTTGTCGATTAGCTCATACGAATAATGAGATGTTCTAGTATATATTGAATCTTCATACATTATAGCTTGCATTTTGTTTTGCCAAGTAGGAATTACCTCAAATGTAGAATCATCAGCAAACTGACCGTATGTCGAGTAGTTTCCAACGACACCTACACCTCCATAATACCCATAAAAGCGCCACATGGCCCTTGGAGAGCGGAAATAAACTTTTGTGACACGCAATTTAGTATTATTAATTAAGCCAGAATACGGAACAGCACGGTTCTCTTGGTCAACACCTGATTCAGACGCACTTTGTATAATACTTTGCAAATTATAATCTTGCACATCTTCCAATATTTTAAATGAACCCGAATAATGCGGTGTTGTACCACCGAATCCTGCTGCGCTAGCTGCGCCGTCACCTACACGTTGTGAATATCCAAGACTAAATCTTGGATATTTAATATTGCTACCACTCGGCCCTGTTTTGAGATCACCTTTGTGATTAAATGTGCCCGTTGGTGAACCTAAAACAGTTGATAAAACATTTTTGGCCTGGTGCATGTTAACAATGTAAGAATACTCTAAAACTGCTTCTTCATATGAAGCATATACATTGTCAGCCGTAATTTCAATATCAACAACATCACCACCTAGCTTTTTGTAAACATATGCAACCTGTGCCGCGGCGCCGGTTACAAAACGGTTTGAACTTTTATAAGTGCCAATCGGCAAAGCTGATTCAACATCATCCGTGCTTCCCGTGGCTGTTAATACTATTGCGCTTGTTTGTGATTTTGGATTAAGATTAGCTGGCATATGTGAAAACCCTCACATTAAATAGTAAAGAGGGTCACAAAACTCAATGCTGTATATCGTTTATTTTTTGGTGCTAGTATTGGTAGTGCTCTTTTTTGTTTTTGTTTTGCTATTGGTGCGCTTAACAGATGAGCGTTTTTTGGCCGTAGGCGTGGTTTTCTTGCTTTTAGTGGCCTGAACTGAAGTTGTGGTCACAGCATCGGTCTCAACGGTATCTTCAATTGCTTGCTTCGTTTCAACTGGCTGTTCGATTGTTGTTTTAATTACTTGTGTCGCTTCTTCTATAATTGTATCGTCAGTGGCTGTTGTTTGATTTCGAACCGCTGCCAAACGCGGATGATTAGAATGTTTAGCTGCAAATTTAGCGCCTGATGATGTTAATCTTCGTTTTCTACCCATGATAACTCCTATTGTGGTATGTATGTAAATAGTTCAAAAAGTAAAAAACGAAAATCTCAAAAAATTGGCGGCGAAAAATTTTGGGAAATCGCCATTTTTGCTTTTTTGCTTGAAATAGCAAAATTATATCGGTAAGTAACGATTGATTGCAAAGCAGTGTACTTTTGTGTTGCCAGTTCCATCAGTGTCGTCTGGGAATCCGTTTATCACCTTAACCCAGCCCGCAGAACCGCCTGAACCTGTGTGGGCTCCATTAAACTGATTTTCGCAAATGCTGCCTTTTGGATCGCCATCGGCTGAAACATACCAATTGCCTTCACCGTCCGTACCAACGTCATTGAGGTTGCCGTTTACGTGTTCACCGTTGCCGACGTCAGTTCTTGGTGTAACAATTATCAATCTGTCAGCCAATGCTGACGCCGAGCCATCAACATCGGCAAACATCATAGTTTCAGTATCGTGGAAAGCAACCCTGCCATTGGCGGCGACAGCTTTGTTTGTTGATGCAGCATTCATAATTGGGCTACCACTGGCGTCAGGGTATCTTCCGACACCCGCGCCAGATAATAAGACTTCTGTTCCCCAGCCTGCTTCACCATCGCTTGATGCAAATGTTGATGTGTTGCTTCCTGGGGCAGCGCGGGCATGTATACGACCATCGGCGGGATCACTATCACCTTTTCTATATAGACATACGAGAGTGTCATTGGTATAAACTAAATCTTGTATGTTTCCATTAGTGTATGCTCCAAAGGTGATATCAAAAGTACACTGCAGGGACCACGTTAGTCCATTGTCTGAAGATTTATACAATTTATCTACCACACCAAACCACCAATTACCATTGCCATCTGTGGTTAGAGCAGTACAACTTCGATTACCTGTGGGCATCTCAGAAAGAGTGTCGATTATGACGGGATCCCATGTGGCGCCGTCTACGGAACGAAAAATATACTTTTTTGTTTTTAGATCGCCAATACTCATCCACACATTATTGCCCCAAGCAACCGTAAGTTGTTTCACTTGTGTCTGGGGTCTAGCCGACGAAGTGAATGCGCTGCCAGTAGGATCTGCCCATTGACGGAAAGAGATTTGATTTGATCCGACGCCGCGGGAGCCTGAAACAAAATTTGCATCAGTTATTCGGTGTAGACTTTGTGTGTCTGCACCAGTTTTAAGAACCCACATTGGGTTACCGCTGCCATCCTTTCCGTATGCAATTTCTGAAATAGCTTTTCCAGAACCTGCAAATGGTCCAAATGGTTTTCTGATATCCGATGTGTCAGCATACCAAGCGCTTTTACTGCTTACGGAACCTGAAGCCGCCCAAGATAAATCGTAATCATCTAAACCAACATACATTCTCGACCAAGCAGTACTCGCGCTGCCTCCGCCACCTGTACAATATTCAAGACCATTTATTGTGTTAATGCTTCCTTTAGTAGTGTCATTAACTAAAGTTATGCTGGTGCATGAAACACCATTATATGAAGAATATTTTGCCATTATTCTATTACCATGTAATCAGGGCTTGGATTGAAATAAATAACGTTTTGTGTCGTTGAACAATTGCCAAGCACTCTTAAAATTTCTCCACTACCCGATGGTTTTGCTGTGGTAATACCACCGCTTGCTGTCAAATACACAGTTGCGCCTGCTGTAAACGTACCAGTAAGTTGTGTGGCGTAATCAAAAAAACCGCGCACAAGCATGCCATCACGCGACGGCAACGTACCCATAGCTGTTGCCAGCATACCTAAACCTCCAGAAACTTCGGCTGTAATTGAAGTTTCAAGCCAACTTGAGCCGCTGTGCAGGTAGTATGTCTTTCCTGCTGTAGTCGTGCCACTACCAAATGTAACTATTTCGCCGCGACCTCTATTGTTCTCCATTGCGCTTAAATAATAATCAACTTTCACATCACTAAAAATAGTTCCATTCATGTCTATTCTTCTTTTTAATTGTTCGAGAAGCGTTTGAAAACGATCAAGCCCGATCCTTTTATATCCCATGAGTATTTTCTCCTGTATATTTAAGTAGTCTACACAAATACAACCGTAGTTCACAAAAAACAACGTTTTTCATACTAACATTTTATGGTGCTCTTTTTTATTCATACCTTAAATAGTTAAAAACCCCCTTCCGAAGAAGGGGGAAAATCACAAGATTAATTTATAAAGTAAACTTTATTATTAGAGCGTAGCCGCTAAGACATACTGTACACCTGAGCCAGCAGCGTCAGCGACACAGTCTTTTGCATCTTGCGGGTGAACAATTTTGAGATACCAATCAGTTCCATCACAAAGAGCGCTAATTTGAGTACCGAATACGGTCTTCACATTAGTTGCATCGATAGTAATTTTGCTCGTCGAATTCAATGTTTCCTGAATACCAACAGCACCGTTGTTGCAGACAATTGCACCTTCAAAATCAGAATCATTACCTGTGGTTTGAAGAACAATGTCTGCATCTGCATTTACCTGATCGTTAACAATTAAAAAATCAAAGGACAAGCCGGCCTGTGGCGATGGCATTGTCACCGTAATTGTTGTAGCAGTATTTGTAGATGGATCAAGTGTAATGAATGCACCCGATTCATTAGCCAAAAGTGATCTGGCTGTTGTCGACGCATTTGTCAAGGTAATTGCCTTTCTTTTTGTACCGACAACCGTTGAGCCTTGCATAGCTAGCTCTCTTTTTAAATTTTCCATTAAGGCTTCCATTCTTGCAAGCCCTATTCTTTTACTTCCCATGTTTAAAACCCTCCATTTGTAATCATGTCAAAAACACAATAGGAAAGACTACTATTATAGCCTTACCCATAAATAGTTTCCTTTAAAACAAAGACCCCCGCCTTTTTCAAGGCGAGGGTTTTGTGTTTAGTTTTGCTTAGGTTTTGTTTCCTAGTGTTAACAAAAGTTAACTATTAGCTAACAGCACCAGCTTCACCCAAGAGTCCGCGGACGACAACAAGACCGTACATATCAGGACGCACCATCTTCTTGGCATAGCGCGTCATGACTCCCTTACGGGGTACGAAGTCTTCTGGTCCGAAGATCGTAGGTGTAGTTTGCAGTGGTACGTATGGTGCGTACACATATCCACTTTCAAGGAAAGAGGAACCGCGACGACCAACCAGGATCACGTTGCGAAGGAAGTATGGGTCAACAATGACGTCAAACTTCTTGCTCAGAGAACCAACGTTCACAGCACCAACTGAGCCAGTTTCATCGTCGTGAGTGACAGATGCACGGAACCCAGCGGTAAACTCAAGGATGTTCGCAACTTCAGGTCCGCAGACAAGGAAGTTAGCGCCACCACGAAGAGTCTTACGGTGGATCGCAGCAGAAACATCATTGATTGTCTCAATGAGGGTTTCATACCACTCAGACACGGTACCAGTGAAATCAGGAGCAGCAGAGCTAGCACCAATTTCAGCACCATTGACGTCTACAAACAGACCTGGAGCACGTGACCAATAACGAGTTGCAGCAGTTGCACCGTTAACAAGGTCAGCAAGAATCTCACGATCAATTTCGAGAGCGATCTGCTCAGAAAGAATCGAGGTCAACTCAACTTCGGCGTCAAGGTTGTGGTAAGCGTTAAGATCTTGTCCTAACTCTGGAGTCCACTTGGCCTTGAGCTTCTTGGTTTGAGCGGTAACAGCGATGCTGTCGACCTTGATGTCGATCTCAGGGATCAACTCAGATCCTTCCAGACCCCACGAAGACGTACCTATAACTGAACCAATAGCGTCAGACGCTTTAAAGTTATCAACAATTGGGAATTCAACCGCAAGGTTAAGTTCGCCGTCATTTGTGGACGTAGCAGAAGCATCTTGAGAAGTGTGATAATACAAGCGAGTATTCACACCACTGTTTTGACTTAAGCGACGAATTTGTGCTGTGTTAGCACTGCTCAAGGTGACTCCACCCAATATAAGGTTCAAAGAATTAACTGATGCTGTAACAGCAGCAAGGTTTTCTTTGTCAAGTTGCGACAATAGACTATCAGCAAACTGAACTTGAATAACGTGTCCAGCAGTTGATGAAGCGCTGAGTGCAAGCAGATCAGGATCATATGCAATCAGCTTCTTTTGTGCAGCAGTAGAGCCCGTCAACGAGAACGTTGTGAACGAAATAGCTGACGAAGTAACATTCGCGGTGCTTTTTGGGCTTGCGTATGCATAACCACGTGCACCAGCGGTACGAGCACCAGAGAAGTCTTCCTTAAGGGTACCCCCGATAAGGTCAACACCACCAGTAACTTGCGAAGCTACTTGATCGCCACCATAGATAGACTTATTAACTAAGTTACCCATTCTGCCGTCACTGTCGCCTAACGTAGTGGTTCCAAGATTTGGCGAATACACAAAATCCAGGAAGAAAATGAGTCCGCTTGGCAGGCTCATTGGTTGAACAGAAACAAGATCATTTGCGATTAGTCCTGCAAATACGCGACGAACAATTGGAAATGCGACAGCCGCGAAGCCCTCAACATCACCAGCAGACATGCTGCTGCTCTCACGTAGTAATTCTTTTGCTTGGTTTTCAAGCAAGCGTGCCATTTGGCCCTTCTTGCGATCTCCATCGAGACCTTCAAGAAGTCCAGTCTTTTCCCACTTGGAAAGAAGAGCGGAGCCCTCTGCACGCATATCACGATTGACAACACCTTCGGTCAATCTATCGATAATACCAGCCATTTTATAATTTCTCCTTTAATAATAATTAATGGTATCTATTTGATACCTGCTAGTCTTTTCATCCTATCCGCAATTGGATCGGATGGTGTGCTCTCTTGACGAGTAGCACGAATAACTGACGAACGTTTATTTCCAATAGCTTCGCTCAGTGATTGTGGGCTTCGCTTAGGCTTTGCCTCCACTGTGCTTTGAAGTGTCTCAAAGATTGTACGTGCTTCAGTTACAGAACCAGCATTAGAAATTGCTTCGACAATCTTTTCTTTTTGTCGCTCATTAAAGGAGGTATTCCTAAGTACGCGGTTCGTATACAACAAGCGAGCATTTGAAAGGTTTACATCTTGCAAGTTTTCTTGCAATTCTCCCAGTGCTCCCTCATATTGTGAAAGCTTTTCAGTAAGTTGTTTATTTTCAAAAACCAACTCTTCTTGTGCTTTCTTTAAGGTTTCCATATCCTCTTCTACGTCAGTAGAGCGTCTATGGGCCAATTCTTTTTCAATTTGATATGTCGTGTCTTCAGATGACCTGCCAGCCCAGCCAGCAAGTTCAGCTCCCATATCAACAGTAAGTTTTTCCATGATAGCGTCAACAAGCGCATCTGCGTCAAGTTCTTCTTCCATTTTAAGATCTTTATCTTCATCTGCTTCAGCCTCTGTTTCGTCAGCGCTTGCTTGTGCAGCAGAAGCGTCAACAGTCTCAGCTTCTTCGATCTCTTCTTTTTCATTCAATTCTTCATCGTCTTCAGAAAGAATTGCAGCTAAATCTTCTTCAGTCAACTCAATCTCTTCATCTTCATTTAACTCCGCATCCTCGTTTTCACTAAGTTCTGCTTCCAAAGCAGCAACAGCTTCTTGAAGCGCGTCAAGATCAATGTTGACAGGAACCTCTTCGCCCGATTCTTGCATCGCAGGGATTTCGCCTTCTTCTTCTGACAAATTATCAGTTGCAGCAAGGGGAATGTTTTTAGCAACGTTACTGGGGGTAACGTCAGTTTCTTCTTGTTCTAATAATTGTTCTAAAGTTGCTTTTACTTCATCTGAGTATTTTTCAATAACTGAAGTTTCAGCGTTTTTAAGTGCAGACTCGCGCAATGCTTTAGCATCCACGATTGCTTCTTGTAATAAGCTTGACATTAATAGGGCTCCTAAAGTGGGAAATGTTCAAAATAAATAGTGCCAAGACTCACAAAAGGCCATTTTTGATATTAGTTGCCAGAGCCACTTATAAATGCATTAAGCTGATCTAACTCCCAAACTGTTGTAACAATAGCCTGACCAGGAATGTTGTTGCTTGTGTCATCGCCAGACTTAAATCTTAGGCCAACCGCGGATCCTGTTCCAAACGACCAGCTTCCTGTTGTGTTTGTGCCCCCTAAAGTTCCGTCACCTGTTATTACATTTACTCCGCCAACATAATTTCTTCCTGGCCAAGATGAAGCTGTGCAGTAAGATGTAGCAACAGCCGCGGCGTCTATAGTGCTGCCATTCAATTCATTGACATTGGCTACGAACAATAACCATTCTGGTTGTCCATTTGCTGGGTTTTGAGTTGCCCCAGTAAAGTGATAAGTAATACTAATTAATCTTCCAGAGAAAGGTGATAACAAAGCATTTGTTCTGTCTAAAGTGTTAGAAACTCCGCCGGCGCCATTTAATGCCACATACCGTCCCGTTGCAGCTTGACCACCGCTTGTTAAATCAAATTGACTAACAACTGTGTGCAGCATCCTGCCTCTTGTAGCGCCATCACCATCAATGGTAAAGGCTGGGTCAGCAGTATCACTTTTGACGCTTACTAATAAATCAGAATCAGATCCACTAACATTAAATTTGCCACTCAAATGCACTCCGCCAATAGCAACTTTTCCAGATCCAGTCACTGCTAAAATAGTATCATGGCTTGGGCTTTTTATTAAAAGTGGTACATCTGAGTCTGTTCCCTTAATTTTAACCATAACGCCGGCGCCGACTTCTTCGGTTCCAACCTGCAATTTACCATTTTGAAGATCAAGCAATGATAGTGCACCAGAAATTGCAGAACCTGTCATATTAGACATGTTGATATCGCCTGTAACAGTAAGACGATCACCATCAAATGTAAGGTTAGCTTCACCATTAACTTGGCCACCGCCCAAAGAAGTAAATATTCGATCATTACCATCATTAGAAATACTAGTTACTGCTGGTGCTGCACCATTCGAAGCTGCAGTTAATCTACCTTGGGCATCAACTGTTAAAGAGGTGTAGGTATAACTACCTGCAGATACTGCGGTGTTATTTAATACAATATTTATTTGATCAGCTTCTGCGGTGGTTGTTGTAATCCCAGTGCCGCCAGAAACAAAAAGTGTATTGCTATCAGATATTGTTTGAGTGGGGCCCAAATTGCCTGACAGAATAAAACTTGACATAGCAGACGCGGGCGCAATACCACTTAAAGTGCTGCCATCTCCGTAAAATTTAGAACCTGAAATATTTAAAGAACTTGAAATATGAACTTCGTCAATTACGGTGCCCGCTGAATAAAAAGCTGAACCAGATACGTTACCAGAGGCAGATACATGGTTATTATTAACCTCTAAGCGAGTTACAGCACCAGTCCCTGTTTTTAATTTTATAGAATCGTTTTCAAAATCAATTTGTGTATCGTTCGGGTCGCCTTCAAACTGGATGTCGCCAGTGTGCTGATTACCTTTGTTGCTGTTGTATGCCATTAAGTGGTTTCTCCTGTACTACTAAGTAGACTCAACTTCCCTTTGAACCTAAAATCCACCAGTTTTCGCCGTCAGACTGGAGTGTTCTTGACGAATAATTCATTTTAATCTCCACTCTGTCGTTAATATCAATCGTTCCCTCATCACAAGAAATATAAACAAGATTTGAATTAAGCTTATATTTGTCTCTATTTGTTTTCTTAACAATTAAGATTCTACCGGTATGATTTTTAGCTGCTGGTAATTTAACATTTATGGTATTATCAGAAGCATCGCACAATATAGTATAATCGCTTGCTAAGACTTCGTACTGTTTTGATGTGATTTTTATAATACTATTGTAGACTGCTCCGTCGTTTACTAATTTTTGTTTTATTACGGCACAATTTGTATTTACCTTCCCGTTTATATCAAGAGTGTTTTTTGTGCTGTCATAAGATAGATTGTCGGATGATTCAAATTCTTTTTTGCCCTTAAATTGTATATTGCCAACAGCGCCGTGGGCGTGAGGAATTTTATTATTTATAAATGAATTATATAAATTTCCTAGTGTTGTGCATGCAGCCGTGTTGCGCGAAACATCTTGTATAATCAACAAATCTGCATCACTTAGGTTTTGACCTTCTGAATTAACTTGTATACAATTACCTGGGTTAAAATGTAATTTATTTGATGAGATTTGTAAACCTGATTGTGGTTTTATGTTAATAGCAATACCATCTTCGTCGCATGTGATACCATCAGCCACTTTGATTTGCAATTCATCTCTTATGTTTTCAAGACCAAATCCATACATTATATGCTGGGCGCCGATGGGTGACACAAATTGATTTGACGGTATGTTACTTAATTTTTCTGCGGAGCCTTCAACCACATGTGCAACTATTCTTTTTACATGAAGTGTTTCATTTTCATATCTAAAATTATAAGTTGCATTAGCTGTTTGATTTTTTCCCAATAGCAAAATACTATTTTCTGAACCGCCTTTTACTTTTTGGATTGCAACATCTTTTATTGTTGCGCAAGGGCTTTGAGCATCTGTATCGTAAAAAACGCTTGCACTAATTGTATTTTTGAAAATTTTAATTCCATTAATTTCTTGATCGCCGTGCTGGTCAACAGAACCTTCTATTGAACCTTTTAGGACATTATACGCCATATTAATTCTCCAACACTATAAATAGGCCATTAATTTCATTTATTCGACACATTGTATAACTATAAAAAAAAGATGCCCCCTCATAAGAGGGAGCACCAAAGTTATTACAACTAAAGCTGTAAAGGGATAATGATTATACAATGCCCCAAATGTTAGTTGCAAGGTATACACAAGTGACAGCAGCACCAGCAGATTCAAGTACAATTGAATCAGCATCATCAATCTTGTGAGAACCAGATGTCAGAATCGTAAGTGTTCCTGCAGCACCATTTTTAATAGTAACAACGTCACCAGCTACCTGAGAATCATCTGGAAGAGATACTGTAGCACCAGCAGAGCCAGTAGCAAAGTTGTAACCTTCAGAAAGTGTTGCACCATCATGTATTACTGTTACTTCACTTGACTCAAGCGACAAAACACCATCGGTGGCCATGAGACCAGCGCCAGCAAGCTTTGTAGCCAGTGAATCAATAGTAACTTTTTTGGTTGGATCGCCAGCTTCGGCTTCTTGTGCCATAGCGAAAGTATCGCCAGACGCAATAGCTGTAACAGCACTTAATTGATTTACATCAAGTTCAACGCTGTCGGCGTTGACGGTGAGACCACCGTTAGCCGCGGCAACCATATTGAGTTCGCCAGAAGCCGCAGTCATACCTGCACCAGCAAAGTCAGAAGCAATGTTAGTGCGTGTACGAACTTTTAAGTCACCCGTATCATTACGTGTAACAAAGAACTCACCAGCAGGAAGTGCAGCGGTACCGATGTTCGCAAAGTTGACAACTGAGCCAACAACGCCAAGGTTACCTGTAACGTCTAGAGCACCACCAAAACGGACGTTTCCGACATTCTCAAGAACACCAGAACCAGACAAGTTACGGTGTCCCGCAATGTCTTTGTTTGCATCTAAGACCATAGCCTTAGAACCCGCGGCGACACCAGCAGTTACACCATCAATGAAGCCAGCTTCAGTTTCGCTGATTGATGTAGAGCCAACAACCAATGCTGTATCACAAGTAACAGTCGAAGCTGAAAGTGAGTTCAATAAGCCAATGTTAAGGTTTGCACCTAAAACCATTGCTTTATTAGCGGCAGCAGTGCCATTGGTGATACCATCAAGCTTCTCCATATCGGTTTCGTCAAGATCAGCAGAGCCGATGATGAAAGAGCCACCAGCAGTAATGTTGCCAGTACCAGTAACATTACGGAACCCACTGACATCTTTGTCAGAGTCAACGACGACTGCTTTGCTAGCAGCAACAGTACCAGCTGTGACACCGTCAATCGTTTCTAACTCTGCTTGAGTTATTTGCGCTGCTCCGATACGAATCTCAGAAGAAGCGGACAGAATGCGACCAAACACATCGCGGTTGCTATCGACAACAGTAGTACCACCTAACTTAAGTTCAGCACTATCTGCTTCGTTACCGATGATATCGAGCGCACCTTCTTGATCTAAAGAACCGCTCATGACAGCGGGACCAAATTGGAATTTATAAGCCATATTTAAAACCCTCCATATTATAGTTTTTATTATGGTAAGCAGCTTAATGCTTAACATGTAAGCAGATAAGCGTGCTTGCTTTTAATTAGTACTGTGCGGTGGCAAAAAATTTAGAATATATAAAATCTATCTATTCCGTTTGAATAAACTTGAATAGATGCATAAGGTGACTCCAAAATTACTTGATTTTCGCCGTCGATTGTTTGGGAGCCAGAGCCAGAAATTGTTATATTATTTGTGTTCGCTGCGCCGCCTTCATCTTTAAATATCCATGTTTGTCCGTCAGAAGTAGCTGCAGCATCGGGCAAAGTAAACTTGATTATATTACTTGTTGAGTTAGCCCCGATGAAGTAGTCCGAAACAGTAACTGTATAATTTGCTGTTTTGAGAACTCTTTTGTAAATAAGACCACCACTTAACTCTGATGTCCCTTTTACATTTAATGTTTGTGTTGGTGTTGCATTAGAGCCAATGTTAATGCTACTGGTAGTGAATGCTTGGTTGGCACTTGCTTGTGTAAAAATACCCCCACCAGATCCGCCGCCTGCTGAGATTCCTGTTAAACGACTACCATCCCCCATAAAAAATGAAGCTGACACGCCTGTGCTGGCTGTAATTTCTCCTGTAACATTGAGGGTATCACCGTCGAATGTCAGTGCAGTATCGCATCTTAATGTGTTTGGATCCCCATCAGTGTTAATGACTAAACTATTGGCGTTAGCTAATGATACACGCGGCACATTAATAACATCAGCACCATCGGACGTACTAAGATTACCAGACACAATAGAGCCACTAGCCAGTGTAAGCCTTGTGGTCAGTCTGTCTGGTAAAAATACGGTACCAGATAAGTTATTATATGCCATTTAATGGTGCCTCCCTTAATTAATTAGAAGACAAACCAATTGGCTCCATTAGAATATAGACTAATAGCTGGATTAGAGCCAGTTAAGCTATAGGTTAGGGAACCATCAATAGCATATCCAGTGGCTGCATTTATTGTAATATTGGTGCCATCGACATGGCCGACTTCGTCTTTAATAAGTAATATGGAGCCTGAGCCATATATTGATGCGCTTGGTATGAGAATTTCAACTTGACCAGTTTGCTGAACGCCCAGAATATAACCTGGGGCGCTAGCCGTATAGCTGCCAATTGAGCATGTTTGATACATAACATTAAGGCCGCGAATATGTATGGCTTCGGTTGCTGTGCTTGCGCTTAAAATGTTAACAGGTGAGGCGCCCGCAGTTTTAACAACAAGGCTACCAACTCTTGTGTGAGTGTCATCATTTGAATTACCGAAGTTTGTCGAACCTGTGGCATCTATTATTGAAATATCGCGATATTGAAATACGCTGGCACTGACCGTTCCAGTAACAATTAAATTACCAGACAATACTAATGAATTCTGAGGATTACCGGCAACTGATCCAGTATAAAATATAAAATGTGACGAACCACTTGTCGTATTGTGCGCAGTCAAAAATTGTACTGAACCAGTTGGTCCAGCCGCCTGACCTCCACCGCCTGAAGCATCACAATCTACATAAGCCCATCCAAACGACATGTTTAACCAACTCCCACAGAACCGCTCCAGGACGGACCAGCGCTACCTGACGTCCTTTCGGGTCGAATAGTTGTGAGACCTGCAACAATATCAACATTTGTTGAACCTGAAATCCAAATCTGTGAAACTTTTAACTCAAGTGCGGCGGAGTGTCCTAATTGACCTGGAGAGCCCGCATGCTTTGGTATACTAAAATAATTAGTTCCGTCAACACCTGCCTTAGAAAAACCAACCTTGAGAGTTTCGTGTATATCTTTGTTGACAATGGTAATCCAACGCGTAACAAACGGGAATTCCACAACTTGTGCAGGCCGATTTACGCTGCCAGTACTGCAATTTATGCCGCCAGATGCGAATGGGCGCCCTCCAACTTGATACGCAGGGACGTTGTTTAAACCAACTTCCATTTGCCATGATTTTGTAAAATTCTTGTTACCCACTTAAAACTCCGAAATTTAAATATTATAAATATAAATAGTTGCCTGTGATATATCGCACAAGTCTATCCAACTCCCGCAGATCCGCTCCATGAAGGACCATCAGAAGTGGTAGTTCTTTCTGGGCGGATACTTGTAAGACCTGCAACAACGTCGACATTTGTTGAGCCTGAAATCCAAATTTGTGAAATTTTTAGCTCCATTGGGCTACTGGTAGCCAGTAGTCCTGGTGCACCACCAAGTTCGGGAACTGTAAAGTAATTATCTCCATCAACCCCAGCTTGAGAAAATCCAACCCTAACTTCGCGTGCGGAATCGTTATTTACAATTGATACCCAGCGGGCCACAAACGGAAACTCTACAACTTTAGCGCCCTGAGTTGGGCTGCAGTTAATGCCGCCTGTAGCAAACGGTCTTCCACTAACTTGATACGAAGCAACATTATTAAGGCCAACTTCCATTTGCCACGATTTTGTAAAATTCTTGTTACCCATTTAAAACTCCAAAATTTAAATACATTCAATATAAATAGTCACTTATTTCTTCTATTACGTCTTTCTTTTGCCCGCTTTCTTTTTAACTCTTGTCGGATCCGTGCACGCTCGGCTTTGATTCGTTTTTCTTTTTTAGCAACAGATGGTTTTTTATAGCGGCGACGATCACGAACCTGTTCAACAATTCGTTCTTTCTTGCACTTTTTAATAAATCTTCTTATCATTCTTTCAGAGTTGCCGCGGCATTCTTTAGATGAAACTGATACGTTACATTGTTTTTTCATAATTCACTTCATTGCATTCCATATTTGAGATGCGCCGCCAACCAAAGATGAGATATCGACTCCAGAATCATTAGGGGCCCCCAGGTCAACAGTGCCGGCTGCTTGACTATGTTCAGCAGGTGCGGGTGTTGTACCTTCAAATAAATCAACGCCATTATAAGCATCTTTCCCAATAGCATCTAACATGCGTCTTTTCTGTTGTTTTAATTTTTGGACGTTGTTCGTTTGTCGATTTTCATTTTTTGTTGTTTGTGGGGCTGTAGATTGTTGTTGTGCTTCAACAAGCACTTTACCTTGCATGCCGACTGCAACTTCTGAAACAATATTTGACAGCAAGCCTTCTTCCAACAATACTTCATGTATGCACTCTTTTACTAATGGCTTAATTACTTTTTTAAGATCAGCCTTTTTCATTTAAAACCTCATTTAATAGACGATTAATTCTATCTGCTTTTGTAAATACTTTGTTTTGAAACTCTTTAGCTTCTTTCATCATGAACGCGCCTGGTGTGGATGGTTCAGAAACAAAGTCAAAACAAATAAGTTGAAAATCGTCTTCAACAACAGTGTTTCCTTGGGACTCTGATACCGATCCCATTCCCCGAGATGATATACCAATACTAACTCCAGCGCTTACCAAAGACTGTAAAACTTGTCCAGAAGGTGTGTCCAGAACTTTGGCTTTGCCCATAACATTTTTACCATCCCACCAAACATCAGTCATCATATGAGATGCGTTTCTTAAATTAATTACTGAATCATCTGGGTGGTCTAATTCACCTAATGCTCGGCGCTCTTTTACAAGCTTTGAATAGTTCACCATTTCTCTTTTTAGTACATGTTCTGGGTAAACTCTTCCATTTCCATTAACAGTATCTGCTTTTTGAATGATGCCAGTTAGCATCATTCCCCCATTAGATACAAAGCGCTTCTCTTCTTCTGTTAATAAATCCTGGCAAACACCACCTTCGCAGAGTTCATAGTACTCTCTAAGTAACTTCTGACCCATAGCTAAGATCCTTTGCAGCAGCGTCTAACTGGTTGAAGCATCCACTTGTTTGTCCATGTGGCAGGACTGTTCATTTGCGTGTTTGTGTTCATGTTTTACTCCGTTATCTCCGAATATCATATTCAGTATGTAAGATGTTCCTGATGAAAGCCAACCTAAAATAAAATAGTTTGTTACAGAAACTTCAAAACTAAATAGTTCCGTGAACGGAGAAAGTAGCATTAAAAACCAACCAACATGAAATCCCATGCACATAGGACATTTAAACAACTGTCCCAATCTTCCCTCTGTCGGTCTTAAGCCGTCAAATATTTTACCGTATACAAGTATTTGTGTCAGCCCGTAGGCACATAGTATGAATGTTAATAGTTCCAATTTTACTCCATTGGTTTTGATTGTAATTTGAAATCGGTGGCTAAGTATTTTTGCATAGTATCAGTTCCCCAGTTTTTTGGTATAGGTTGATCATCGCCCAATGACTGTAATTGCTCCATAGCAAAAGACACAAAGGGGCCGTTCAATAATGGGTTGATTGAGCCTTCATATGCATCGTGAACGTTCAACAAATTTAAAATTGGATTTTTGCTGGCTGCAACATCATCTACCAACATTAAACTTGCTATGACTTGCGCGTCGTCTTTAAGATTTAATTTTGCCCTTTTGCTTACATTGGAAACTAATTTAGCACCAGAGCGTACTAAACCAAATCCAATCGCGCCCGTTGCAAAAGATGCTATATCAACACCAGCATCGATGGCTGCTGTTTCCAATTGTTTTCCAAGTTTACCACCCGAGGCTATATCTTTAGCAATAAATCTTACGAGGAATTTTAATTGGCCAGCGTTGATACTATCACCTTGAATGCTTTTAAATTTGCTTAAAATGTCAGCAAACTTATCGGTTTCTGTTTCTTGTTCGTTGACAAACTTGTTCCAATTTTCAATTAAAGTTTTCATTTTAAATTGTATACAAGTAGCTCAACGAATATGGATCTCGAATAAAACCTGGTCTAATTGAGCCCTGTTCCGTTGATTGTGGCACCTCGCCAAGTTCTGTGGAATCTTCCTTGTCGGGATGAATAAGCTCGTCATCTGACATTGAAACAATCGCCTCTGTGGATTCAAAGTATGGGCGCTCTTCATCAATAAACTTAGAGATATTTATGAGGGTCATTTTTGCTGTATCTAAATCTTGTTTAAAAGATTTTTGCAGTTCGCCCTCAATAACGCCATAAAACGCGCCGCCTTGAACGCTCTCAGGAATTATTAAGCCTTTTTTACGTAAGTGTGCGAATAGTCTATTTTGTGCACCATACACCAAATCAGACATTGTTTCTTTTGGAAACGCTAAAACCTTATTGTCAGCCGGCGATAACACAATATCGATATCACCATGATCAAAAATCATTAGATCCCCACTCATGCTTTTGCGAATGTTCATCTCCAAACGAACAACAGCAGATTGCTGGCCGCGGCCAATTTTAATCGTCAGCGCCATTTGCAAATATTTCCTTTGTTAAATTTTGTGTCTTTAAGACAGTTAGCAAGACCTCGTCGTTAATTTCAGATGACGAATATGCATTTAGTTTTTCAATTACTTGCTCTAGCTTGCTTGACATATCTTTATCTTCTTTAATTTCATTAACATTGCGCGCATTAAAAAGCTGCTCTTTAAGTCTGGTTATTTCTTTATTTAAATAAACCTTTAACTCAAGCGAATTATCTGTAAATGATGAGATATAATGTGTCAGTAATGCCTTTTGTTCTTCAAGTAAATCATCAGAATATTTTTGATTAAACTTTTTAACAAATGTCTCAATCACTACATTATCAACTTTATCATCTGCAAGAACATTTTCGTCTTCAGTCATATATTGAACCATTTCATTCTCCAACATGATACGATTTTTTGGAGTTGTTTTAACGGAAAACAATTGATCAATGGTTGCTAATGTTTTGTAATTTGGAACAAAATTATTGAAAATGTCTGAATCTATTTCTTTGTTAATGTCTCCAATCATCTGTGATTGGATTTTGAACAACCCAGTTGGATCAATCATTCTTTTATCAGCAGTTGCTGTTTCAATGAGGCGCCTGCTATCTTTTTCAGAAAGACCACGTGTTTCGTATAAAGAGCGATAACAATCTAAATCTTTGCTTAAAATACAACTTGAATTAAAGTATTTTTTAATAACGTCAACTACTTTTTGTTTTTGTTCGTGATCACCTTTAAGGACAGCAGCAGTTGCCTCTTTAATCAGTGCTTCATAAACAAAAGCAGTATTTCTTTTTTTGTTATGCCTGTTCTTCATCTTTTTGCTCCGTTAATATATTCTTATTACTTAAACCTTCTATAATAGTTCTTATAGATTCGTTCATCTCAAACAGTTTTTGTTCTTCTGCTTCCTCGTTCAATTTATAAATAGGTTGCTTCTCTTCATAAATGCCTTTTGCAATACTTGGAATACTATTGATCTCAGAACCAGGAAACACATTTCTTATTGTTGAGCTGCTTTTTTCAGCACTACGTTTGGATGCATAATTTCGTTTTCTTGGGCCACTATCTTTTCGCCTATCGTTTCTAACAGGGTGATACGTGCTTTTTTCGTACGTACGTTTATCGTTTCTGGAACCAGGTGGTACCGCCAATAGTGGCGATTCATCTCCACCAGTTGCGGGCTCTTCGGCACCACCGCCTCCCTCACCTCCGAGGTCTAGGTCTGTGCCTGCATCACCAGCTGGTATTTCTTCAGGCCCTCCCAGATCGTCGCCTCCAAGATCTAAATCATCACCACCTCCGCCAAGATCTAAGTCACCACCTAAGCCGCCTGTTTCGCCTGCAGCTTGGGCTTCAGCAACTGCTTGAAGCGATGCATCGTGTTTACGGTCATAGTACATTTCACGTTGATTGCGAATAAACTCTTCATGAGACATACCAAAAATGTTTTCTGCAACCCAACGACGAGAAAAGTAGCCTTCCGTTGCTGAGCCAGCGATATCAAACTTAGCTTTCCAATGTTCAATCTCTTGGAGTTCAGCAATCTTGGATGGGTTGTTAAGAGCAAGCTTGAATGACAATAAATCGTCGCCGCGGAACCCGAGAGTATAAAGATGAATAATTCCAACTTTTTCAAGTTCAGCAATAATAACTCTTTGTAATCTTTGGATTGTTCTTGCAAAACGAATGTCTTTTTGTGCAAGCGTTGTCTTGTCTTCGGCGGCGCCTTCACCCATTGCAAGGTATGCTTGAGGAATTTTTAGCGCGGAAAAAAGTTTGTCACGAAGATATTTAATATCGTCAATTGCTGTGATGTTTTGTGCGCCTGCAAGCGATTGTATTTCAGTTTGTGAGCCTGCGCGCACAGGAATAAAGTAATCCTCTTCGATTGACATCGGGTTGTAGCGTAAATCAATGCGTCCTGTGTTTGGGTCGACAACCGAGTGTCTTTTAAGTTGAGTAACAATTTTTTCCATATATTGTTCGACTTCATTGGGTGGCACGGCACCAACATCAATTTTAAACACACGGCGCTCAGATGAGCGAACAACACGATAAGCCATCATAGCGTCTTCCATAAGTGTTAACTGTCGCCAAATGCGACGTGCTGGCTCAAGAATAGAAGTACCATACGGTGCATACTTGTCATTTCCAAGAACACGGAAATGCGCAATTTGCCAGTTTTCAAATGTCATACCAGCAGAGTTCCACTGGTATTGTACGTAATTTGGATTGGTAGAATCTTGTCCTTCTAATCTTTCTATATCTTGAATAGGCAATGAGATAGCAGACTTTATTCCAAACTTGTCATCAATATCTAAATAAAGGAAAAAATCACCATACTTACACATTGTGCGAGACCAGCCAAATAGATTATATTGTATATTAAGAATGTTGTTGTACAATGTATCGAGAACAGCTTTGATTTCTTCGTTGGAACACCTTATATTAAGCATTGGCTTTAGATCAGAATAAGTTGTCATCTCATCAGCATAAATGTCCATTGTTGATGCAATCTCAGGCATATACTCCATTTGATCAAAATCAACGTATCTTTCTGAACGACGTTGATTTGCAATCGCGTTTGTGGCAATTTGATCAAGCGGGTTGTATAAAGTCTTTTTGAACTGCTGTCCCGATGCAGATTTAAATCTTGATGAATATTTGTCAAGATGCTGTCGTCTAATTCGGCGTCCTGATTGGGATCGATAATTAACAATCGGCCCAGAGAAAAGACGTGTTAATCTTTTAAACAGTTCTGATTCTTCATTTGCTGGGTTTTTGCCTTTTGGTCTAATTCTGTTATCTGCCATTTATAATCTCACTTTATAATCCATTTAAACTGATCATACATTGTTTTTGCTTCATTCATTTTATCAAAAATATTATCTTTTTTGTAGCCATGTTGGCCTGCAATTTGTGTGTTGATAGTAGTTTTTGAAGTTTTAATTGCGTTCACGAATGCTTTTTGATAATTCAGGTCTCTTGCATTAGCCTGTAGTGCAGTGTCCCTTACCCAACAAGCAATAGCAAGTGCCATAACAAGGTCATCGTTATAGCCTTTCATAGCTTGTGGCTTACCATTCCTCCAAATAAAAGTCTTCATCTCATTGATTGTGCGAGAAGAATATATTTTAATTAGTTTGTTTCTTATAAACTCTTCTAATTTAGCTACTATCAAGGGCCGCGTCTTAACAGAGGTAGTAAAACCAGCTACTGCAGTTGAGCGAACTTCTGCTTGATGTTGTTCTATATACTCATGTGTAGACTTGATGGAATGATACAAATTTGGATATCCATGCTCGACAAGTTTATCGAGGACCGTGTAACCGATGTTATTGTTCTCTACCACAAGCATCGCATTTCCAAATTCTCGCCCTACTTGGTTCAAGAAGTTTGCATACATGTCTGGCGTTGGCTTACCTTGATACTCGCCTATTATTTCGAGAGTTTCTAATTTTATCATATGCATTGTGGAATAATCAGCACCATCACCACGCGATACATCAGCGACCGCCAGGTAGTTACATGTTGGATCAAATTCTTCCCAAATCCAAAAATTTCTGTCAAACCCTGTTCTATATTTTGGCTCTTTAACGTTTTTCAGTAACCACTTCATACAATCAGGATCTATAACGGTTTCACCAGATGTGTTGAAATTACACTCAAGCTCTTGTGCAATTTGTCGCTTAGACATGTTCTTGGTTTCTTTTTTATACCATGCTTCATCGCGATCAGGGTGTACGTCCCAAGGCAAAGTGGTTAAATTAAAATTGTTTGCATTGCTTTCTGCGTCAGTGCAAGTTTTATGAAACCAGTTACCAACACCGTTAGGGGTTGACAGCGCAATGCAGCGACCACCAGTTGACAGCGTAGGATACAAACCAGTCCACAATTCTTCTAGACCCTCAATGTGTGCAGCCTCATCAAGAACTAAAAGAGACAATGCTTCTGAACGACCAGCATCGCCAGATGTGGATGCAGCTTTAATTTGTGAGCCGTTTGACAACTCGAATGATGTTCTATTATCAACTGATATAGAGGCTATGCAAATCCAGTCTGGTAAATTTTTCATGATACTTTTAACTTTTTTAACTAAGTTACCAGCGGTAGCAAACTTGGTCGCCATGACTAGTATAGATTTGTCACGGTGAAACAGCATCATCCATGCGATATAGCCGGCAGTAATTGTTGAAATGCCCAACTGTCTAGCTTTTAATATAACATTAAAACGATAATCATTAAAATCATGCAGTAGTTGATCCTGAAAATCATATGTATTAAACAGAATCAGCCCGTGCATCGGGTGAGATATACGGGCATAATTTTTTAGAAAATAAGCAGGGTCCTTGCCGCACTTTAATATTTCTTTTATTTGTTGCTTTTTGTCAATTTGAAAAGACATTAATCATTAGTGGGCTTTGGTCTGGTATCATTTTGCGGGCGTTTTCCACCTTCGCCGTTCCAGCCGCCTTGCTCAATAAAGCTGCGCCAATTGGAATCTAAACGATCTTCAGATTCTTGTGCGACTTCCATATCTTCGTTTAGACCACCAACCTTGTAGTGCAATTTTGCAATAACCCAAGAACGAACGCGAGATGAATTTTCTACACGAACATCTATTTCGCCCTCTTTTGTTAGCGTCACTGATTCGCCACGAATTTTACGATATTCTTTTTTGAGAAATGACGTAATATCGGCCATTCGCTGCTCAACATCAGATTCAAAGCCTGCCGCATACACTTCTTTAAGTTGGACTTCTGACATGTAAGAAAGGCACATCATGTTTCCATAAAACTTAACATTAAAGCCGTCCATAACTCTTTTATCAAGTATTGGATCACCTTCTTCCCTTTGAAGTCCAGCGGTAAGTGGTTCGCCGTCACCATTATGGGCGCCATCATATGCATTTGCTGCTGCTTGTGAAAGCCCTTGTATAATTTCATATACTGTTGCCATTATTCTTGTGCTCCTTGTTCTGGTTGTTGAGGTGTACCTTGAATTTGTTTTTGTAAAAGTGCTAATATTCTCTGTAGAAAAGGACGGTGTTGCACCAGATCAACTCCAGGTTCAGATGCTAAATTTGAAATAAACGTTTCTAATTGATCGACAAGACCTTGTTCATTTGTTGTAAATTCATCACCTTGTCCTTTAATTCTGTCGCGGACAGTTTGTTGTCTTTGTGATGTTGACATTGCTTTTGTTCTTAGCTTGGTTTGATCATTTTCATTTTCAAGCATTGTCAGTTCTTCTAAGATAATTTGTTTTAGTTTTTGTTTATTAATTTTCATTTGGGCGCCATCCTGATTTCCATCTTTCTTCTCTGCCGTCAACATATTCAAAGTAACATTTACTGCAACATTTAAATTTTATCAGCGATACATCATCCTTAACGCTTTTTGGAAAAGCACCACAAACAGGACAATTTTTTAAAGATTCTCTATTAAGTAGTTTTTTCGATATCTTTATGCCCTCAACATCGACTTTTTCTGTATACTTACGCTTTTTGTTATTTCGATTGTACAAATCTTTCATTTGTTGCAAGTATTGTTTTTCTTTAATTTCGTTCCAATCAGCTTTTGGATTTGCAATAGCTTGTTCGCCATATTTATCTTTGATGGCTTTCTCAATTGCTGCTATTTTGTCGTAATCTTTTTTACTCATTAAATACCTTATACGCGCCATACGAAATAGCTACACCACCAGCAACACCAGCGGCTACCCATAGAATTGGATTTTTTTTAGACTGCTTTTTCAAGGCGTTAGCCAATGCGTCTGCTTCTCTTTCTAAAGATTCAACTCTCATATCATACTCTGCTAGCAGTGCATCGTGCCTGATTGTTAAGTTTTGTAATTCTAACTCATGTTCAACTTTTTGTTTATCTAATTCGTATTGTAAAATAAGCTGGCAATTATCATCGGCTGTTTGTGCTTGTGCTAGTATATTTGCTGTCGCAGTTGGATCGAATAGTACACCTTCAAATGGCGCACATTGATTTTCACCAAGGAATGTAAATTTGCCTGGCGTGGTGGCAACTGCTATATTACTCCACAAACTCAAAACCATAAGTGTTAACAATCTCATTTGACAGTGCCTCCTTGTCTTGAGAGAAAAGCCTTTCGTATGTTTCTAATCTTTTTTGCTTTTCTTTCTCTAATTCTTTTTGCGATTTTTCATAGTTCTTGCGCAACTCTCTTAACGCCTTCTTGTATGTATCAAGCGCATGTTCGCGGCGTGCTATCTCTTCGCTGTGAATTGCTTGAAGAGCGTCAATACGTTCGCGGGTTTCTTCTTTTGATATCTCGTATGCTTTATTGAGAGCGCGATAATCCATATGTGTTTTTAGTGACACAGCAAGCAAAGAAACAACTACTAATATTTCTTTCCAATTTTTAAGACAAAATTGTAATATTTTTGCCCACGTCATGCCACCCCCTTAAGTTTAGCAATACCATCAATTACTGTTTGACCGCCAATATAAATAGCAGAGATAATAACCCAATCGCTGGAAGCTAGATCAGAAAATGCTAACAAACCTGTTGCCGTCAACCATACAAGGAACTTGCGTGAGATCATTTTTTCGACAAGACGGTCTAATTTGCCTTGAACGTAATTCATCACTTTTTACCTCGATTTTTCTTTGCAATATTAGTTGCTGCTCCATGCATTACACTTTCAGCATCTTTACCATATCTTTTCTTAAAATCTTTTTTATTCTTTTTCATGCCTTTTACAATATCTTCTTTTTCGTCTTCTTCTGAGTCAGTTAGTTCTCTTTCGGACATAGGGTTGAATTTTGCATCGGCGCCCGAAAGATAGTTCAAAACTGTATTAAGGTAATCGTGTGCTTTTGTGATTTTTGATTCAATCCATTCTTCATGATTATCGCTCTCATCTACCATTCCTTGTAACTCTTGTACCATTTGAGACAAATTATTAAGTTGTCTCACGGCCATTGAGCCTTCCCCATGATCGCCTTCAGTAATATCTTTATTTTTGCCAGATGGACCCACTAATCTACCAAAGCCTTTTTGCAGCAAATTAGTAGTAAACGGATCATCGCCAGTAACCGCTGATGTTAAATAATCAATGCTGACATCTAAATCTTCTATGCTATTAGTAAGTGAATTAATAGCTTTTAACATTTCGGGATTACTTTCAATTTCTTCAATTAAAAGTTTTTTAAGTTCACTTTTTGTAATTTTCATGCTTGTAATCTCTTCATAGCGCGTATAAATTTTGAATTAATGACCATGTCAGTTTTCACAAAATCTATAAGCGATTTTTTAATGCTTTCTGTATCTTTAGGACCTTTATACCACGCAACAAACTTTTCAGTTGCTTGTGTTTGTTTTAATATTTTTCCTCCTATTCCAATATCAACACATACTTCAAGAAACAACTCTTCGATGCTTCGTTCTTCTGCAGCTTGCGCAGCTTCACCTACGAGCTGTTCTGGTTTTTGTGGCGGTTTTTCATTGTCAAACCAACCTTTAATATTGTTCCATAAATTCATTTCATTTCCTGCTTTTTATTTGAACCTTGTTTAGCGGCGTCCATCTTGTCCTTGTTGCGTTTTAGCCAATTTTCGGCTTCTTCGTCAGAAAGATCAGTAGTTAAGCTCTGTAGCGCTTTCTTAGCACTTAGTCCTGTTTTTCTCATCTTTTTAACGACATGTTCGGCTGAGTGTGGTACGGCGCCTTCGTTCATTTCCTGCCTTTTAGCTAAATCTTGATACATCTCTTCTTCGTCCATATACCCCATTGTTTCACCATCTTCAAAAGTCGCGACAGCGATATGTTTGCCATCTGTAGTTTTAGCAAACATTACTTGCACATTGAATTTATCAGCTAAGTCTTCCATGGCTTCTTTTTCAGCCATTTGAGGCTCTACATAATCTTCGCCAGTATCAATATCAGCAACAGCGCGGCGTGGCTCGTATTCTGCTTCGTTTAAAGACTTTCGCCAATTTTCAAATAGTTTTTTCATTATTCTTTCTCTTCTGCCATTCTACCATCTGGCATCATACCAGGGTCTGAGCGCTCAAGCCCAGCATCTAAATCTAAGTTTTTCATAGCACTTGAAAGTTTTCGTGCCAATGATGCAACTTGCATAACTGCAGCACCAGTTGCAGCGCCGGCGGCGCCTCCACCTATAGCGGCTGCTAATACTTGCGGATCTTTAAGTTGATGTAAAGCAAAGTATACTGCTTGAAGATCGTTTGCTGCCATTGCGGGATCCATTGAAGTAAACCCACCCTCATCAATTGTGGCTTCTAATTCTTCTTTAATAATTTGTTTAAGTTGTGACCTGTTGATTTTCATTTTGAATCTCCTATGTTGCTAATCCTTTCATATTTAGTATGCGTCGACTCCACCTTCACTTCCGTGTTTGCGGAGTAATCCTTTTATGTAGGTAATTTCAGTATATAGTTCTTTCATGCTTTCTTCGGGAGTCATTTCTTCCTGTCTTGCTTTATCTATAAGTTCGCGCATCTTTCGACCAATAAAGACGCGCATCTGTTTGACTGTTTCTTCTTTTCCCTGATCAGGGGCTGGTGGGATAAACCAATCTTCAAGAGAACTAAGCACTTCATCTTCGTAGAAGTCATCATCAAACTCAATAGCTCTGGCCCAGTTGTCCATCACAGACGGATCATCTTCTAAAAATGCTTGAAGCTGTTCATCGCGGCTGGGCCCTTTGTCTTCTTTTAAGAACCTGCTCCAACTTTCAAACAATTGCTTCATGTTGCTAATCCATTCATGCTTAGTATCGCAATCAATCCAGGCACATTCTTTCTGACATAAACGCCAGAGAAAAGTGTCTCGCATCGACCGCCGACATAAGCGATTGCTGACTCAATGTTTTTGCTGACTTTTGGATCAGCGACCATCTCTTCTGACACAACCAGCACCAACGAGCCTGCAGCAGCTTTGCCCTTTGGCGGGGGGCATGCAGACCTGTTCATACAGTTATGGAGAATCACCGATCCAAGCTTAGCAGTGTTTGGGTCCTTTATCATAGTCGAGCCCATAAAAGCGCGACCGTCATTACCCAAACATGTTTCCAAATCTTTGCTATCGAAAGATTGGATCGGTGAATCCTCAGTGGAGAGTTTTAATACTTGGGCTAAGGACTTAGCAAATTGTGTGTTTGCGACAGGGTACATACCAAGCATACCAATTCTGCCACGAAGTAAACGAGTTGAGCGCTCGTTGTCAAGGACAATATGCGGATGCTGAGCAACGTCATTTGCCAGCGTCAACGCATTACGAGCGATTGTGGGATTAAGATTTTCTTGTGCTGTTGGCCAGGAGACTACATAAATGACCTTGCCGCTTGACTGCACAGAGCGCATGTAACGCTCAAAGACAGGATGCAAAGCGGTAACAGAACTACCGGTGCCACCACCACCGCCAGCAAGGACGAATAACCAATCAACTTTACCGAGTTTGATGCGGAGAGCATCTTCAACAATTGCACCATTTTGACTTAAAACCTCTTTTCCATATTCAGTGTTCTTGCCGATTCCATCAGAATCGGGAATGA